TACGGGATCGAGGAGGACGGCCATGCCTGACCACTGGGTGCGGATGAGCCGCGAGGAGCTGCCACCCGACCTCGCCCAGGTCGTCGCCGCGCAGGAGGGACGCGAGGTGATCGAGGCGATCCGCCGGCGAACCGACGGCGTCGGCGGTGACGTCGGCGAGGGCCCGCTGCCCGGCTGGCTCGCCTACTGGCAGGACCAGCTCCTGGACCGCGTCCGTGACGGCCGCACCACGCCGGACCCGCACCTGGACCCGCAGCACCCCGAGGTCATGATCTGGCTGGTGTACATGCCCGAGCTGCTGCGCTGCGGCCGGTGCGCCACCAACGCGGCCAAGTCGATCACCGGCACCGACGAGGACTACCGGTGCGACGGCTGCGGCGAGGTGTTCCCCGACCGGCTCCACATCACCGCCGGGACGATCCCCGGCCGGTCGTACGGCGCGATCGGGTCGCACGGGCCGATCGTCATCCAGGGCGGGCTGTGCCCGTTCTGCTCGATGTTCCAGCAGGTCGCCCACACGCTGGCGAGCCTGCCGAAGATTGTCACCCCAGCCGGGGACAATGGCTGAGGAGAAGGAGACGGAGAAGAAGATGAGGCCCTACCAGCTCACCCCCCGGTACGCCAGCCTGACGTGGCTGTGCCGGCGGTGCGGGCAGCCGCTGGCCAAGGCCGGTGCGCTGCTGTGCCCGGCGTGCTGGCGGCTGGTCCCCCCCGAAGTCGCGGAGCAGTACGTGGCGGCCGTGGTCGCGCTGCGCCGCGCCGCCCGCGTCGCTGTCGGCACCGCCGCGCGGCGGCGGGCGTCGTGATCACCCCCAAGGAGAAGAAGATGAGCAGCAACACCAGGCCCGGGAAGTACCCACCAGGCGAGCTGAGATCGTTGTACCGGCTGGCCCTCCAACAGGGCTGGCGGGTCCGCCGGGCCCGCCGCCGCAACCACTGGCACTGGTTCCCGCCGGACAGCAGCAAGATGATCGTCACGCACAGCACGCCCTGCGGGGGCTCCGGTACCCAGAACGCACGCGCCCGGCTGGAGGACGCCGGGCTGATCACACCGCAGGTCCTGGCCCGCCAGGCCCGCGTCTGAGGAGGAGAAGATGACCGGCACCGAGATCATCGAGCTGGAGCCGCGCGTGCATAAGCCGCTGCCGCGCCGCACGTTCACCGAGTGGCTGTCCGACGGGACCCGCTGGATGCGCCGCCACCGGCACCGGTACCAGCCGATCGCGACCTACCACGCGGGTGGCGGCCTCGCCGCCATGATGGGCGGGGGCCCGCAGCTTTCCACCACGGTGGTCGTGCTGACGTGCCCGTGGTGCGACGGCCCGGACCAGTACCACTTCACCGCCGGCCCTGGCCGGTTCGACCTGGACGACATCACCGGCCCGGACAAGCCGGCGCTGGAGTCCACCGCCCGGCTGCGGGCGGCCGAGGTGCCGGACGCGGAGATTACCGGTGACGACGACCCCAGGGCCGTGTTCGGCGTGAAGCTGCCGGCTGGGGTCTCCCCCGAGCCGCTGCCCAGCGTGGACGGCGAGTACCACACCGGCCTGGCCGGCTCGCACACCCGGTTCCGGTACGACGCGGCGCAGATCGAGAACGCGGCGAAACTGCTGGACCCGCAGCGGCGCGGCGGCATCGCCGAGGGCACGATGATCGACGTCGGGCAGCTCGCGGCGCTGCGGGTGATCCTGGACACCGCGTGCTCGGTGGTGACCGGCTGGCCGCAGGTGACCGACGCGCCGTGGGGGTGCCCGTTCTGATGAGCGCCGGCAGCGGGTTGCCTGACCCGGACCTGAACGCCGCGCTGGCCACAGCCGGCACGCTGCTGCACTTCCTGTGCTCCGACCCGGTGGCGCTCCAGCGGTACGCCCGGTTCATGGAGCTGCACCCCGGCGACCTGGATGAGGAGACCGTCGCCCCGTACCTGGCGAAGGTCCACGCGGTGCTGGAGCCAGGCTGCCCGTACCCGGCTGACGTCCGGCCGGGCCTGGCCGGCGACGAGGCGATGAGCGGCCCGGGGCTGGCCGCGTGGCGGGTGGCGTCCACCCTCGGCATGAAGGTGAGCCGCGAGGACGTGGAGGCGCTGGCCGCCGCCGCGACGGTGCACCGCTGGCAGGGGGAGACCGGTGGCCACTGAGCAGCGCGGCCTGGACCCGGTCGGCTGGTTCATCGCGGCCAGCCACCAGGCCCTCGGCCACGACAAGGCCGCGCTGGTGTGCGGCGTCATCCCGGGCCCCCGGGCCGGGTGCCTGCTGTGCCTGTACGAGGCCGAGCCGTCGCCCGCGAACCGGGTGGCCGTGGAAGCGGCCCTGGCCCCGAAGGAGACGTGATGCAGCGGCATGTCGGCGGCGTGCGGGGCACGGTGCTGTGGCGCGGCTCCTGCCCGGTGTGCGGCGCGGGCGTCGCGGGCGGGAACATGTCCCGGCCGCCGGGGGAGGAGATCCGGCTCCGCCCGCACAAGTGCCCGACCGACCCGCTGACAGGTGAGTTCAACCCGCACCGCCGCCACCGCGACTGGTGCAAGGGCGGGAACGCGGCCGTGGCCGCCGACCGGGACCTGATGACCGCGTGGGCCCGGCAGCTCCGCGCCGCTGAGGAACGCCGGCGGGAGAGGTGGCGCTGAGATGAGCGTGCACGCAGGACTGTGGTGGTCGGTGTGGGGGGCGGTCGCCAGCGCCATCGCGTACCGCGCGTGGGCCGACTGGCGCAAGGCCGCCCCCGATGACAAGGCCGAGCGGTGGGCGATCAGGATGACGGCGCTGTTCTTCGCGGCGATCCTCGCCGCAGCGGCTGTCGTGATCGGGGCGCTGACATGACCAGGCTCCCCGGCGGCCCCAGACGGCCGCTGAGCCGCCCGCAGGGCCCCGCTGGCCCGAGGGTGGGGGGACAGCTCGCGGGCCGCAGCGGGCGGCGTGGCGTCGCGGGGGAGGCGACGTGACCGGCTGGTGGGGGCTGGTGTTCTCCGCGTCGTGGGCGCTGTGGGCCGGGCTCGTGGACGCCGCCGGCCGCTGGTGGCTGCGGAGGTGGGCATGAGGGTGGAGATCTACCAGCCCGCCGCTGAGAATGAGCGGTTCGCGGCCGGGGCGTTCGACCGCATGATCAACCGCCAGGTGCCGTGGGTGTTCCGCGCCACCGAGGACGGGCCGGTGCTGCGGTACCTCGGCCGGGCCACGCTGGTCGCGGCCACGGTCGATGAGGACGGCCGGGGCGTGACGCTCACCGTGGAGCTGGACGACACGGGCCAGCACGGCCCGGCTGTGGGCCCAGACGACTAGGGTGGGCGGCCACTGACAGGGAGTCACCAACTAGGGAGGCAGGCATGTACGGAGCCAGCAACAGCCAGGCCGTGATGGGCGCACCCGCGCCGGTTCAGATCCGCCAGCCGGGCAGCACGGTCCTCGCGGCGCAGACCCCGGCGCGGATGCCGCGCCAGAACGGCTTCTGATGGGCCGGCTCAGGGGAGCGGCCGTGGCCGCTCTTGTTGTCCTCGCCGGGCTGATGCCGGCGGTCACCGCCGTCCCGGCGCAGGCCGCAGCGCAGCGGTGCCTGGCCACCGCCCGGCTGGTGTCCCAGACCAGCCACGACACCACGATCCGGCACACCAACGGCTGCGGGCAGGTGCGGGCGTACAACGCCAGCAGCGTGTTCGGGTACCGGTTCGGCCCGTGGGTCACCGCCAGCGGCGCAACCTCGCACGTCCACACGCTGCGGGTCGCGCACTGCGGTGGCTGGCAGGGCGGCAACGGCGTCCTGCACCGGCTGTGGGGCGTCTGCAACTAGGCCCGGCAGACAGCGCAAGCGGCCCCGCTCGCCCGTGGACCGGGCGGCGGGGCCGCTTGCTGTACAGCTCGGGGTAGGGGGGCACAGGGACTGTGATGGCCGCGTGCGCGGCCACGGCTGCTCCTGTGCCAAGATCACGGGCCCCTGAATGCAGGGGCATACATCTGGGGGTACAGGCCGTCTGCGTGGCTCCTGGGGCCGCCCAGGGCCTAAACGCTCTGACCTGCGGTTACGTCAGTAGTGGAAGTACACCTGCTCGCTGCCTGCCTCGATCGCCGACCGGTAGGCCCCCACCAGCTCCTCCTCAGTCACCAGGCCCTTGTCGATCAGCAGCGCATCAGCCGGCGACAGCTCCACATAGCCGGCCGCCGGGTAGCTGCCCGCCCGGCCCACCTTGCGGCCGATCTTGATGTCACGCGGCACGGTCACGGTGAACGGCACGCGCATCTCTCTCAGGTCGCTCATCACAGCACCTCCTGGGGCCCAGTGTCCCTCACGTCGTCGTCCAGTGCAGGAAGTCGGCGGCGGTCTGCGCCTGGCCCTGCGCCCCGATCGTCAGCCAGCACCCCGACACCCCCAGCGCCAGCGCCGCGCTGTACGCGTCGGAGAGCTGCTTCACCGTCGTCCCCGCCGCCGTCGTCAGCCCGAACCACACCGCCTGGTTCGGGTCCACCCGCTGCGCCATCGCCCCGGAGATCAGCGACGTGAACGCGGCCAGGTCCTTCTGCGAGCCCTGCGACTGCACCAGCATGATCGGAGCGCCCGCACATGCCGCTGGGATGCCCAGCCGCAGGTACGCGTCGTTCAGCGACTCCCCGCCCTGCGGGCCGCCCTGGGCGTACACCAGGTCCCGCCCGGGTGTGGCGATCAGCCCATGCCCCCGCGCCTTGGCCAGCGACAGGAAATGCGAGTACGCCGCCGCCGGGTCGTTCTTGTCCACCGCCGGGGACTGCGCCCAGTTCTCCAGGTCGTAGATCACCCACCCGCCGTAGGCGGGGTTCGTCTGGGCGTAGGTGTCGAACGCGGTGAACAGCCTGGTCGCCGTCACCTGGTAGCCCGGCACCGGGCCGCCCACAACGTGGCTGGACGGCGTGTCGAAACACACCCGCGCTATCGCGTCGTCACACTGCCGCAGCCAGGCGAGCTGGCCCCACGGCTCGATCCAACTGATCGTCGTCGTCATGCCGACCCCTTCGCTATGCGCCGCAGCGCCATCGCCTGGTCGTAGATCCCCTGCACCCACCGCTTGGTCTCGGCGTCCTCGCCGGCCTCGGCCAGCACCCGGATCACCCGCTCCAGCTTCAGCTCATCGGCGGTCCTGCGGCGTGGCACGGCCCGCACCCACGTCTGCCTCACCATGCGCCGCTCACCGCCGCCGTGAACGCGGCCAGGGCCGCCGCGTTGGACTCCAGCCGGAAGTCCTGCTTGTACGGGCCGCAGCCCTGCGTGCACGCGTCCAGGTCGAAGTAGACCAGCCCGAGGAGCCCGTTGATCCCGACGCCCTGCACCAGGTCCGTCACCCCGGCGGCCTGCCCCGCCGGCTTGGCCGCCGTGTTCAGCAGCGGCGACACCGCCGTCTCCGCGATGATCACCGGGCCGCCCCACACGGCGCGGACCTGGCCGAGGGTGCCGGTGCCAGCGGCCGTGGCCGTCGGGACCGAGCCGAACCGGCGGGCGAACGTGTCACCCGGCGCGTACAGGTAGCCGTCCAGGCCGACGATGTCCACCTCGGAGCTGCCCGGCCAGTACGACGTCATGATGTTGGTCGGCGAGCTGGAGCCGAGCGCCGACATCTGCCACAGCCAGGTCACGTACGGCGAGCTGATCGCCTGCCGCACCTGCTTCCACGCCACGATGAACCCGCGCGGGTTCTGCCCCCACGGGTACCAGGACCCGTCCGCCTCGGGCGCGAAGCTGATCCACACCGGCCGGGCCAGCGCCGCGATCTGGCCGGCGAGCGCCTTCAGCCAGGTGGTGTCAGCGGCCGACGGGAACCCGGCCAGGCCCCCCGGCGGCTCGATCTCGATCACCGGGGTGGCGGAACCGTCCACCCGCATCACCGAATGCAGGAACGACGGCGCGAGCGGCGACGCCATCGACACATACGACGCCACGAGCTGGGCGCGGGTGCCGGTCGCCGCGTCGAACCCCGCCGGGTCCCCGGAGACCACACCCTCCAGCGGGGCCACGAGCTGCGCCGGCGGCGGCAGGTCCCACCCCGGCGGCGGCGGAGGGCTCGGCGACGGCGGCGGGTAGGTGCGCGGCGACGGGGCGGGGTAGGTCCTCCGGGCCGGGGCCGGGTACGTGCGCGGCGCGGGAGCCGGGTACACACGCGGGGCCGCGTAGGACACCCCACGCGGAGACACCGGGGACGGCTTGACCGCCACCACCGGGGACGTCTTAGCCGCTGGGCTCGCCGACGGCGAGCTGCTGGCCGGCGGGTCCGCCCGGGTCACGGGCGGGATGTGGTGCAGCCCACCGCCGGCGGGGACGAACGCCGCGCCGAGCCCGACCAGCACCATCAGGACCGCCGCGACAGCCAGGCCGGTCGCCGCACCCGACGCCTTCCGCTTCGCCCTCAGCGCGGCCGTCACCGCAGCGTCACCTCCACCTTCTTCTCCCGCGTCACCCAGCCCTGCCGGGCGAGCGTGCCGATCCCCCAGAACCTGATCCACCGCAGCACCGCCAGGTACCACACCCCCGCCGCTGGCATCAGCGCCACCCCGTACAGCCGCGACCAGAACCCCTGATCCGACCGGGACACGCACGGCAGCCGGCACGCCAGGATAAGCGGCCACGCGACCACCCCGACCGCCGCGCCGTACAGCAGCGGCACCGTCGCCGGCCAGCCCGCGATCAGCAGCGCCGTCGCGGCGATCCCGGCGGTGAACGCGCCGAGCTGCCACACGCTGAACCACCAGCCGTAGCTGGAGATCGGCAGGTACCGCAGCCGCCAGATCTGCCGGATCGTGGAGGCCCGCATCCACCGCGTCCACTGCCGCAGGTGATGCGACACCTTCTCCGGGTAGGCGGGGAACGCGACCGCCGTCACCTGCTGCACCACCCACCCGCGCATCAGCGCCTGGAGGGTCAGCAGCGTGTCGTCGCCGAGCCGCACCGGCATCCCGCAGAACGTCTCCCCGGTGTAGGCGTCCGCGCCTTCGCGCATCACCTCACCCCGGAACGCGGAGAACGCGCCCGGCGCGATCAGCACGTTCCCCCGCGCCGCGCTCTGGCTCGCCATCGCGAACAACTGGAACGCGACCGACCGGGCCCCGATCGCCCGGGTCAGCAGGTTCACGTCGATGTTGCCTGCCCACTCCAGCCCGGCCACGCCCGCGACCCGGTCATCAGCGAACGGGCGCAGGATCTCCTCCAGCGCGTCCGGCGCGAGCGCCGAGTCCGAGTCGATCGTCACGTACACATCCGCGTCCGGGTCGGCGGCGAAGCCGGCCACCTGGGCGTGTTTCTTGCCCTGGTTGTCCTGCCTGATCCACTCCACCTCGGGATAGGCCCCGGGGAAGCCGGCGTAGCTGACGCGGGAGCCGTCATCGACCACGACCACCTTGTCCGCCTGGCGGGTCTGCCAGCGCAGCGACTCCAGCACCCGCGCCAGGTACGCCGGGTCCTCGTTGTAGCAGGGCACGATGACCGTCGCCCGGAGAGCAGGCGGCGGGCACCTGTACGGCCGGGAAAACCACGACAGCAGGAGCTGCGCCACCACGATCGCGGCCGAGCCCAGCCACACCGCCACGGCCGTGGGCGGGATGTGGCCGTAGCCCAGGACCCGCTGATGCAGCCACCAGCTCCCCGCCGCCAGCAGGCCCAGCGGCACCACGACCAGCCAGCGGCGCGGCCGGTACCTTACTTCAGGCGCTGGCGGGCCCGAGCTGCGGGCCTTCTCCACGACAGGTGGGACTGGCCCGGCCGGAACGCCGCCCGGATGATCAGCGCCATCACCAGGCCGATCCAGTACGACGCCGCGATCAGCCTCGGCAGCGCCGTCGTCCACAGGTTGTGCACAGCTCACCGTCTCGCCAGGCGGTCAGAGCGGCTGCGGACCTCCGCCGACAGCGCGGTCATCACGTCGCCGCCACGCCGCCACGCCGCGACCTCCCGCGCCCACGCGGCCTCGGCCGCCCGCTCCACCCACCACCACACCGCCAGGCCCAGCCCGGCGGCGAAGATCACCCCGAGCCCGATCAGGTCCAGGACGCGGATCATGCCTTGCCCGTGGTCCGGCTCGTGGTCGCCGTCGCCGGCGCGTGGGTGGACGTGACCACCGGGGCAGCGGGCCCCGCTTCCAGTGCCAGCACCTGCCGCGCCTCCTCCACCGCCGCCCGCACCTCCTGGACCGTCGCCCGGTGCGTGGACAGGTACCCGCCGCCGAAGTAGCCGACCAGCCCCACGATCGCCGGGAGCGCATCCCCGACCGGGCCCGGGATGCCGCTGTGCCACGCCGGGATGAAGTACGTCAGCCCCCAGGTGACCGCCGCGAGCAGCGCACCGTCCAGCGTGCCGTTGCCGACCTTAGCGGAGATCCCCGCCCTCGGCGTGCCGTTGCCGGCCATCACGCATGCACCGTGTAAAACACCAGGCCTTCGGGCATGGGATGGGCCACCCCGGCGATCACGTACTTATTCATCTGGGCGTAGTGGGCCGGGTTCAGGTTCTCCGCGCTGATCTGGAGCAGCATCAGCACCGACGCGTGCCGGTACGCCGCGACCTGCACCAGCGACCGGGAGCCGTCCGCGACCCAGCGGAACCCCGAGCCCACCTTGCGCGGGCCCTCCTTGGTGCCGGGCATCTGCTTCGGCCTGACCGGCGCAGGCGGCGGTGCCGCGCCCACCATGCCGTGCATCACCTGAAGATCATGCACGCTCATCCCGTCGGCGCTGTTCAGGTCCGACGGGCCGAACGGGGGCGTGTTGGCGTGGTCGGTGAACTGGTGGGCGAACTTCCCCGGGTAGGGCGGGTTGGACCCGTACGCGGCGATGACCAGCCTGATCCCAGCCGGCTTGTGCGGCCACAGCGCGTTCAGGTCCGAGGTGTTGCCGTAGCCGATCACCCGCCGCTTGTCCCCCAGGTAGGCGGCCAGCTCGTTGAACTCCCGGTTGGCCTGCGGCGACTGGTCGCCGTGGACCTGCCCGCCGGCGGACTCCATGTCGATCATCGCGGCCATGTGCGGGTTCGGCTTCGGGCCGATCCGCGCCTTGAACGACGCCGCGCCGTCGAACCCCGGCCGGTAGAAGTAGTAGACGTAGTACATCGCCAGCTTCCCGGACGCGACCGCGTTGTTCGCCCAGGTGACGTTGTGCATGAACTGGCTGTCGTTGTGGGGCCCATCGTGCGAGCGCAAGCAGAACACATGGTAGGGGTAGCTGTTGTTCACGCCGGTCTGGAACTCCGACACGTCTGACCAGAGCGTGTCAGTCATTGTGATCCTCTCCTCACGGATAGGAAACCCCCGGCCAGGGCGGCGCGGGGGGTTCTTGCGGTGTGAGGTCTCAGCCGGGGCGGTTCGGGCAGTAGTCCGGCAGCCGCGCCAGCAGCGGGCCGTGGATGTGCAGCCGCGTGGACGTCAGCGCCTCCCACGTCTTGACCCGCGAGTGGATGTCGCACACCTCGTGCTGGAGCACGATCACCCGGTTCAGCAGCTCGATCGTCCCGATGGCGTCGATCACCGTCGCGGCCACCGTCACCACGAACAGGGCCAGCAGCCCCGCCACGGCCCAGCGGGGGATCAGCCGAGGGAGCGCAAGTGGAGCAGCGTGAGCACGCCCGTCACCACCAGCGGGGCGATCACCCCCGTGCAGATCCCCAGTACCAGCACCCATGTCCGGTTCCGCCTCCGCTCCCCACGCGCCAGTACGGCCCGCGCCGCCTCCTCCATCGCCTCGATCCGCGCGGTCAGCACCGCCTCCCCCGCCCGCACCCGGTCCAGCAGCCGCGCCACCTCAGGGTCGGCCGGCTGCCAGTTGTTGACGGTCACTTGCCCCCCCGGTGCACATGCAGCCGGCCCATCTGCGACTTCACCGGCTTGGACCGCACCGGGGTGGAGTCCACGATGAGCCCCATCAGCGTGGCGAAGTCGTGCCGCGCCGACTCGAACGGCTGGATTGTCGCCTGCCCGGTCGTCCCGTCGTACTCGTAGGAGCCGACCAGGAACGAGGTGGGCCCGCCCTGCACCTCGCCGCCGTAGCCGAAGTCCGCGAGCCACAGCTCACACACCATCGCCGTGATCCCATCGGCCCAGAACGTGCCGAGGTCGCACCGCTGCCCGCCCTGGGTGGTGAGCTGCCCCGGCTGCACCGTGAACGGCCCCGACCAGCCCGCCCGCTGGAACCGCTTGAGCGCCGACTGCGCCACCGCGACCGCCTGCGGGTCGGTGTACACCCCGGCCGAGGAGATGTCCATGAAGTCCTCCTTGCGGCCGTGCGCGGCGATGTCCGCCGCGTTCGTCGCCACCGAGGTCGCATACGTTGCGGCCGTGGCCCCGCTGTCCCACGTCGCCTGCCGCCGCACGTAGATCGCGTTCGGGCCGCTGGCGATCGACCGGGCCTCGGGCTGGGTGGAGACCAGGATGCGGTTCGCCGCCGTGGGCAGCGCGTACACCGTCAGCAGGTTCCCCTGCGGCGCGGTCGTCACCGACCAGGTCAGCCCGCCCTTGTGGCAGCCGGTGTCCAGCAGCGCCCCGATCGACTCCGACCCCGAGTCCACCGCCTGCCCGACCCACAGCCCCGACACCGCGCCGACATCGGTCACCCGGACCCAGTCCAGGCCCCGGCTGATCGCCCCGTCGATCGCGGTGTTGAACGAAGCCGCCGTCCAGGCCCCCGAGTAGATGCACCGCCAGTCCTCGGCGTAGCCGCCCGCGCCGTGCGCCGTGACCGCCCACCCGGCGTCGCCGGGCACCGGCTCATCCAGGATGCCCTTCCACACGGTCGTGCCGCCCCGGTAGGCGTACAGCAGCCGCCCCGGGTTCAGCGCGTCGGTGCGGTACCGGGCCGGCTTGGCGAACGTCGTGGTGAGCTGGCTGCACCCGCCCGGGGTTGTATAGGAATACACGGGCGGGGTGAAGGTGCCGTACTGGCCGAGCCACCGGGGCTGGGTGCCGTCCGGCGCGAACGTGGCGAGCTGAGTGCCGGTCATCAGCGCAGCGGGGCCAGGTCGCGGCACAGATCATGCAGCGTCGCCGCCGCCGCCGGGACCGCCGTGCCTTGCGCGTAGTAGGCGATCAGGCCGCTGATCAGGTTGCCGAACAGGCTGGCCTGGTACGCCTCGTCGGTGGTGTAGCCGAGCGCGACCAGCGCCGCCTGGTCGTGGTTCGACATGTAGGCGGCCACGGCCGCGTGCGGGCTGCCGGGGTCCTGGAACACCTGCCGCAGATTCACCGCCGCCGCCGCAAGATGCGTGTCTAGCTGGTCCTTGGTGACAGGCGGGTCGCCGACACTCATCGGTTGCTCCCTTCGCTCACGCGACCTGGCTCAGTTCCAGGTAGCTGCCGCCCTGCACCGCCCACGCGGTCGTGGCGCTCAGCCGCCCGGCCATGCTGAACGTCCCGGCCGCGCTGAACGCGACGATGCCCTCGAACTTGAACTCGCCGGACGTGGCCGCGACCATGTTGATCGTCATGTCCTGGTTGATCCCGGTGGCCTGGCCGCTGGAGTAGACCGTCGTGCCCTCGATGCACTGGAACCCGATCCCCATAGAGGAGATCGTTGGGCCAGTGAACCGGGCGAACTGGTTTTGGTTGGGCGTGCCCATCGCGGCGATGAGCATCCCCTTGACGCAGTACACCCCGCCCGACAGCACCGGAATGCCGGTGGAGTCGCCGCCCTGGCCGCCCTCCCACGAGATCGCCACCTGGCTGGTGCTGGTGAAGTTGGCTTGCTGGGTGACGCGCCACACCCGCGCCGGCTGCGCGGCGATGAGCGCGTTCAGCCGCGCCTCAACCGAGTACGCCTTCTCGCTGACCATCAGGAGGCCCTATCCATCCACCATCGTGGAACGTAGGACACCTTCGCCGAGGGCATCCCCTGCTGCCCGTAGACCAGCAGCCGGTTGTTGATCAGCGGGTCCACCGCCATCGCCTCGCCCGACATCCGCTCGATCGCGCCGGCCAGCGACCACGACTGGTCCAGGTCGGCGTTGGAGCCCAGCAGGAAGCCGATCGCCCGGTTCGGGTCCGGCGCGGACAGCCACACGTTCTGAAGGACCGAGCTGCCCGCCTGGTTCAGCAGCACCGTGCTCCCCGCAACGTCCAAGCAGATCACGTCGTAGAACCGGTCAGCCGTGTTGCTGGAGGTCACGGTGACGGTGAAGTAGGCCGTGGCCTGCCCGGCGGGCAGCGCCTGGAGCGGGAGCGTGATCGCGCCCAGGTCCACGTAGCCGTTGGTCACGTCGGTGTTCGGCACCAGCGTCCGGCTCAGCGACTGGGTGACCATCGTCGCGCCCGAGTAGGCGTACTGGCGGAACTGCACCGTCACCGTCCGGCTGTTCGCCGGCGTGTTCCACGCCGACGCCACCAGGTAGACCGTGTAGGTCCCGTCGAACCGGGCGTTCAGCGCCCCGACCGCCGGGAACGTGTACTCGGTCGCCCCGTTGGGCGTGTCCGCGCCGTTGCCGACCGTCACCATCGGCGACAGCGCGGGCGGCGCGTCGCGGCCCGGCATGTGCAGCAGCAGCGACGTCAGCGACGCGGGCGCGGTCGCGCCCCACGTCAGCTTCGCCCAGCCCGGCTGCCCGTCCGCGCCGTTGCCGCCGCCGGCCTGTGCGCCCCAGCCGCCGCCGCCGGCCCCGCCGCCGGGCGTGGTGCCCTTGGACCCGGGAGTCTGCCCGGCCAGCCCGCCGCCGCCACGGCCACCGCCGCCGAAGCCAGGCAGCGCCCCGCCGCCCGACCGGCCCGGCGCGTCATGGCCCGCCGCGTCCGGGCTGGCGGACCCACCGCCGCCGCCGCCGTCGCTGACGTTGAACAGGTTCGCCTGGTAGCCGTCGCCGCCCGGGTACACCACGTCGCCGATGCCGGTGCCGCCGAGGCCGCCGCCGGCGGTCTGCCCCCACCAGCCCCGCAGGCCGCCGTTGCCCTGGGCGGTGACCCCGCTGTCGCCGATGAACCACGAGCTGCCGCCGTTGGTGGCGTTGTTCGTCCCCGAGCCCGTGTTCCCGTGCACGCCCGCCGCGCCGACCACCGGGTGGTAGATCGTGGCGGGGGTCACCGGCACCGCCAGCTTCCGCGCATACCCGCCGCCGCCGGACCCCCCGCCCGGGTTCTGGTTGTTCGCCCCGGTGAACGCGCCCGCGCTGCCACCGGATGCGCCCAGCACCTCGGCCTTGTCCACGACCGTCACCCCGCCCGGCGCGGTCCAGTTCTGTGTGCCCGCCGTGGTGAACAGCGCCGTGGAGGAGAACGAGGCCAGGCCCGGCGCGGCCTGCACCTGGATCGGTGAGCGGGCCGACCCGATGATCCCCGGGAGCTGGTACAGCGCCCCCCGGTTGACCGGCGACCCGGTGGAGGTGTCGGCCACCTGGAACTGGCACAGGTACGCCGACGCCTGGAGCACCTGGATCGCGGTCGTCGGGCCGCCCTTGACCTGCGGCTTGGTGGAGGCCACCAGGTTCCAGATCGTGACCGAGTACCGGGCCACGTTCGTGTAGTCGAACGCCGGCACCCCCTGCGGGATGTGAGTGGTCATGAGCTGCCAGTGCGGCTTGGCGTCCACCGCCGACGCCTGCACCTTCTGGTGGTCGCTGAAGCTGAGCGACCCGCCCGCGTTGTCGTACAGGGTGACCGCGAAGTGGGCGGTGCCGGCGTGCCAGGTGGCGAACATCGTGGACGTGGTCGCCAGGCCCAGCCAGAACGTCAGCTTGGCCCGGCCGGTGGTGTCCACCGTCGCGGGCAGCGTCTGGTCGTAGGTCGGGCAGTCGTTCGACAGCCGCGACCACTTCGCCGACTTCTGCCCGCTGATCGCCGTCACCGTGGAACTGGACCACTGCTGCGGGTCCGACACCGAGTAGACCGGGCCCCGGTTCATCGCCGCGTCGTCGTAGTAGTGCACCTCCGACGCCGCGCCGGCCGAGACCACCTGCGGGTTCTGCCGGCACCACACCGACCCCGACGGGGCGGTGACCGCGCCGGTCGCCTGCGTCCACCCGGTCGTCGTGTTGGTCACGTTCGAGCCGCGCAGGGTCGCGCCGATCTGGGTGCCGCTGGCGTCGTAAAAGTCCACCCCGACGTTGCAGCTCCGCGCGGCCGTGGCCGCCCGGAACCACCCGGACACGGTGACCGTGTCACCGGGCAGGCAGAACATCGCCTGCGTCGGGGCCGTCGGCGGGTTGTCGATGACCGACGCGGCGGCGCAGCTCGCCGCCTGCATGTTGCCCGCCGCGCTGGAGGTGAGCGCCAGCGACGCCGCGCCGCTGTGGAACTGCGCCGTGGACCGGGCGACAGCACAGTTGCCCGCCGCGACCCAGTTGGAGATCCCGCCCTCGAACGTGGACGCGTCGCTGCCGCCGGGCGTGTTCGCCTGCCCCAGCCAGTTCGTCGCCGTGCCGTAGTTGTCGATCACCACCGGGGCCAGCGGCACGTCGAAGTACTGGCTCGGCGCGGTCAGCGCCACCGCAGCGGGCGTGTCCGACCGGCCGTACGGCAGCGCCGGGAACGTGACCGTGATCCGGGAAACGAGCTGCTGCTCCTCAAAGAGCTGGTTCGCCGGCTGGGCGGGCAGGGCGCGGAAGCAGTCGAACACCAGCGGCAGCCCGTCGCCGTCGCGGGTCCAGATCAGCTCCCAGTAGTCCTCGTCGCACAGTTGCAGCAGCACCTCCCGCGCCGCCGCGAGCGTCCCCCGGTCAGGCGCGGTGATCTTGACCGGGAGGGAGATCGTCCGGTTCGATGACCGGCGGCCGATAGGCCGCTCCCCGTCCAGCAGCCCCCCGGCCAGCAGGTCCTGCACCGGCTGCGGAGCGCCGAAGTCGTACGGGTCGGCCAGCGTGAAGGTCGCGCCCGCGCACGCCGGGATGACCGACGGCACGCCGCCCTCAGCGCCCAGCAGCTCGATCTGCCCGGCGATCACCAGCGACTCGGCCACAGCTCACCTCCCCAGCGCCGCGAGGCCAGCGGCGGAGTTCAGGCCCACCGCGACCGCGTGGCCGGTGCGGCCGGGGTTGCTGGCGGCGTGCGCGTTGAGCTGCCGCAGCTCGCCCAGCACGGCCGACAGCAGCTTGGCGACCGTCTTGAGGTCGGCCTGGCTGGACACGTACTCGTTCCCCGCCTCGCCGAAGCCGTACGGCCGGCCGGTGCGCATCCCGACCCCGGCGATCGGCTCGGTGATCGGGCCGCCCTCGCCGTACCAGCCCGTCCGCATCTCATGCAGCCACGCCCACCACGGCGTGCCGTAGCGGCCCTTGATGTAGTTCAGGCCCCACGCGATCTGCCCGCGTGCGCCGCCGTGGAAGTTGCCGGTGATGTCCTGCGGGATGCCCGCCGCGCCGCTGCTGGGGTTGCGGGCGGTCGCGGACCAGCCCGACTCCCGCATCCACAGGTTGTACAGATTCGTCCACTGGCTGCCCGTCCAGCCGTACGCGGCGGCCATCGCCTTGCCCAGCGCGACCGTGCCGCCGCCGCCCGCGCCCATCCCCGGCTGGAGCCCGCCGACCGGGCCGCCCGCCTTGAACCCGCCCGGCGGCACACCGGTCCACAGCAGCGGCATGAACCGCAGCGCCTCCAGTTGCGGCCCCATTCCGCCGCCCTGGCTGATGACCTGGTTGGCGTTACGGACGATCGCGACGTGGCCCGGGTCCGGGCCGCCGCCCGGCGAGTGGTAGAACGCCAGCCCGCCCGGCACCGGGCCGCCACGCTTCACCCAGCCGCCCTGCGCCTCGGACGTGCGAGGCGCGAACAGGCCATGCCGGCCGTAGATCGTCTGCACGAACCCCGAGCAGTCCGCCCCGCCCGGCACCGCCGTGCCGCCCCACACGTACGGGATCTGCCCCAGCCAGGACATCGCGTCCGAGACGATCGTCCCGCCGCCGTAGTGAGCGGCCAGGGCCGCCTGCACCGCGCCCAGGCCCTTGCCCAGCAGCCCGCCGATCGTCCCCGCCAGCCCGGAGACGAACCCCAGCGGCCCCTGCGACCCGAGGACCAGGCCCGAGTGCAGGCCCTGCATCAGCGCCTGCCCAGCCGGGCGCAGCAGCCGCTGGTCCAGCGCGATCGGGCCCTTGTGCGCCTTGATCCACGACGCGATCCCGGAGACGAACGACTTGATCTTGGACCACACGAACAGCATCCCGTTGTACAGGCCCCAGAACACGTTCCGGCCCCCGGCGTAGAGCCAGCCCAGCGCCCCCCGGAAGAAGTTGCCGACCCGCGACGGCATCCCCGACAGCCACGGCCGCACCGTCCGGTCCCAGACGGACATGAGGCCGTTCCACAGCCCCCAGAAGATGTTGCGCCCGGCGGTCACCAGCAGCGACAGCGTGCCCCGGAAGAACCCGGCGATCCGCCCGGGCACCGCCCTGATCCACGCGGACGCCTTGTCCCACACGAACACGATGCCGTGCCACAGCCCGAGCATGATGTCCTTGCCGATCGCGAAGAACACCGTGGACGGGGAGCCGATCCCGAGCTGCCGCTTGAACCAGTCGATGATCGCCGCCGGGCGGGCCTTCACCCATCCCCACGCGGTGTCCCACGCCGTCTTGATCCCGTTGACGAACCCCCGGATCAGGTCGGCACCCGCGTGGATCGCGTCCTGGTTGATCTTCCCGCCGGGCGTGAACGCCGAGGTGAAGAACCCGCCGATGCTCTTGCCCAGCCCCTCCAGGCCCCGCAGCATCGACTGGTTCAGCGCCCCGCCTGGGGTGAACGCCGACCCGAGCGCCCGGCCCAGCCCGACCAGCCCGGCCGTCGCCGTCCGGTTGATCCACCCATTCGGGCTGAACACCGACCCCAGCGCGTTCGCCAGCGGCGAGCCCGGCCCGAACGACTCTCGCGCCGACTTGATCACGCCCTGCCAGATCGACTCCTTCTGCCCCGGCAGGTGCACCTGCGTGGAGATGGCGATCGGGATACCCAGCGTCAGGCCCGCACCGAGGCCGATCTTCCCCAGCCGCGACAGCGCCCCCTCGCCCTTCGCCGCCTTCCCCTCAGGCCCTACCCCCGGGCCGCCGCCCAGGCCGGCCGCGCGGAGCTGCTTGTCCGCCGCCACGTCCTGGAGCTTGGCCGCCGCCATCTGCGTGTTCGCCGACGCGGCCCAGCCGAACTTGCCCCCGGTCACCATCGACAGCGTCTTGCCGAGCGAATCCCACGCGCCCTTCATCACGCTGAACACGCCCTTGATCTGGCCCGCGCCCTTGCCGATCAGCACCAGGTACGTCAGCGCCGCGACCAGCTCCTTGTGCGACGACAGCGACACCGCCAGCGCCAGCAGCGGGTTCGCCAGCTCCCACATCGCCTTGCTGTTGCCGGGTGTGGTCATCCACGCCCAGGTGGAGACGATGTTCTTCAGGATCGCCCAGAGCTGCTTCAGCGTCTGGTGGACCACCGGCCAGTTGTCCTGCCACTGCTTGATCATCGCCTGGAAGCCGCTGTGCCCGGTCAGCGTGGTGCCCCACCGTGCGAACGACCCGGTCAGGTTGTCCAGCCCGGTCAGGACCGTCGTCGCGAACGGGGCGAACGCCTTGGCGATTCCGCCGAGCCCGACGACCACATGGCCGATCGCCGTGCCGAGCTGGATGATCACCGGCTGCACCAGGGGCAGCATCGTCTGCATCCACTTGGTGAACCCGGTGGAGCGGATGCCCTGCCCCATCTGGCGGACCAGCTCAGCGAACGCCAGCGACGCCTGCTGCACGAACGGCGTCAGGTCGTGCAGCAGCGGGTTGACCAGCTTCAGCCCGCCGGTCAGCGGCCTCAGCGTGAAGCTGGTCAGCGACGTCGCCCAGTTCTTGTACGCCTTCTGCGTGGCCGTGAGCTGCTTGGCGAACTCCCGCAGCGGCTTCGGCGTCGCGGCCAGTTGCTTCTGGTACGCCGCCTGCGCCGCCTTCCCCCCGGTCAGCGCCGACTGCTGCTTCTTCAGCAGCTCCGACACCTGGGAGAACACCGGGATCACGGCCAGGCCGTACGCGCCGATGCCGAGGCCGCCCGCGACCAGCGCCGCCGACAGTGACCCGACCACGCCGGTCAGCGCCGAGATCGCCGCCTCCGCCGGGCCGGTCGCCAGGCCGATCGCCGCGATGCCGCGCACCAGGTAGTTGTGCTTGCTCGATGCCGCTGTCATCGCGTCGCCGAACCCGGACACATGCGCGGTCAGTGCCAGCAGCGGGTTCGCGGCGTCCTTGTTGGCCTTGGTCATCCGGGCCAGGGACGCGTTGTGCTTGTCCACCGCCGCCGAGCTGGTGGTGACCGCCTTCTCCAGCCGGTTGAACGCCCGCGAGGCCTGGTCATCACCGAGGAGAATGAAGCGCAGCGTGGTGGCCACCGTGCTCCTCCTCTCCGTTGCCGTCGGCTAGACGCGTAAGGGCCCCTGGGGGCCACGCGTGCGCCAGGGGTGGCGACGCCAGGCCCCCAGGGGCAAGTCCGTCAGCGGCGCTCTGCGGGCCGCACAGGGGCGGTCAGGACAGGAAGTCCCGGACCTCGTCCAGGGCGTCCTTCGCGGCGGCCTGGGCGGCTCTGCCCGCCCGGGTGCCGCCCTCCTCGAACCATCCGGCCGGGCCCCACTCCCGCACCCAGGCCCACTGCTGCCGTGGCCGCGCCGCGACCGTGCCGTGCAGGAACACCGGGTGGCCCCAGCCGCGCCGCCGGTCGGTGTGCACCGGCAGGGTCTGCTTGCCCGGCGGCATCCGCCGGCCGGTGGACACGATGTCCATCCGCACCCCCACGCGGGACGCGCCCACCGAGGTCCGCACCGTGTCGGCGATCTCCTTGCGCAGCGACCCGGGCACATGGTGGTAGGTGCGCCCCGGCTTGCCGTGGGTCCGGGTCGGGCCCGCCGGGGCCGCGTGCCACCCCGTGCCGGTCAGGATCTCGTTCCGCACCGCCTCGTTCACCGGCCGGGCGATCTCCCGCAGCTTCTTCCGCAGCGACGTCCGCAGCTTCGGGTCGGCCACGGCCAGCTTCGCCGCCAGCTCCTTCAGCTCACGCGGCCCGTTGCCCGCGATCTCCGCCATCACAGCCCCCGCGTGTTGACCTGCCTGCCGTCGCCGTCCGGCACGGCCGGCCCGGCGGCCTGCCGCACCCGCTGCTCATCCATGATCTTCAGGTACGCGATCCACTCGGTCAGCTCGCGGCTGGACGCCGCCGCGAGGAGTTCCCGGACGGTGCGTCCGAGGAGGAGCGCGAGCCGGAAGTAGAACTGGCGTCTTGGACTAGCGCGGAGCCTTTTTCCAGGTCCACCTCCACCTCCAGCTCACCGATCGAGATCCCCGACAGCCGGGCGGCGGCGTTGCCGACCCGCTCCAGCGCCGCCGCTGACTTCTGCCCCAGCGCGTGCACGTCCGACTGGCTGAACACCGGCTCGCCGTCCTCGCCGACGATGCACCGGGCGACCAGCTTGGCCAGCGTGTTCGACACCTCGGGCACGAGCTGCCCGCCGCGCATGATCGCCAGCGACGCCTCGTATTCGTTGCGGCCCTCGCCGGACATGCCGCGCACCAGCACCTCGCCCCCCCATTCGGGGACGGGCACGGTCTCGATCGGCCGGTCGTCGGCCTTCAGGATGTCGTCACGGTTCAGAAGCATGGCCGGATGCTCCCCTTTCCCAGTAGGTCCTACAGCTTCTTCGCCTGGGCCTCCGCGTGCGCGGCGGCCGTCAGCAGTGTCTTGATCCGCGCCTTCAGCACGGTGATCCGCTGCGCCAGCGCCGCCGCGTTGGCGTGGTGGTGCGCCGCCCGCCCGTGGTGGTGCGCCCGGTGCCGCTGGCCCTGGCGGTGCAGGTGCCCCGCCGCGCCCGCGTGCGACTTCTGCTGGGCGCGGTGCTGCGCCGCCGTGCCCGGCTTCGCCGTCCCCCGCGCCTGCCTGCCCGCCGCCCGCTGCCCCGCGTGGTGAGCCGAGGTGGCCTGGGCCCGGAGCTGCGCCTCGTCGTTGGCCAGCTCCCTGCCCAGCAGCGCCGCCTCGTGCCGGTCAGCGCGGGCCTGCTTCAGCAGCACCGCCTTGCGCTGCGCCCGGCTCCCCTTCGCCTGCTGCTGGCCGCCCTGGCCGGCCGAGGTGAACTGGCCGCCCGCCGGGCCCGGTGGCGCGTGGTTCGGGTTGAACCGCTGCACCTCCAGCGCCAGGCGCAGGGCCGCCATGTCATCCATCGGTCAGGGGATCGCGACGTTCTGCGCCGGGACGCGGGTGATCACGAACCCGATCTCGATGGAGGCCGGGTCGTCAATGCCGGTCTGCACCGACGCGGCGGTCACCTTCACCGGCCACACGTCCATCTTCTGCCCGGTGACGTCGCCCTCCCACAAGGTCACCACGTAGCCGACCGTGTCGCGGGGCAGCACCGTGCGGACGTCGTTGGAGGTGGACGACGCGTAGAACCGGATCGCCGAGTCGGCCGCATTGATCCGCCCGGCGACCTTGGCCGTGAACCGGCCGCTCAGGTCCGGCACGTCCACCGTGTCGGAGCTGACGGTGAAGCCGGTGATCTCCGCGATCTCATTCGACAGGTCGATGCCCGCGTTCAGCTCAGGCCGCGTCGGGGCGGTGTAGGTCGCGATCGTCGCGACCCAGTAGATCTTCCGGGTCCCTTCCGGGACGTAGCGGGTGGTGACGGTCAGCGGCGGAGGTGCCATCGTGCGCTCACTCCTTGGTGGTGCTCTTGGCGGACTTGCTGGACGCGGCTGGCTTCTCCGCCGCCAGCCCCTCGGCCACCTGGGCCTCAGTCATCGGTGCGGGTGTGCCGGGCTCGGCCTCGGCCGGCTTGGCGTCCTCGGCGGTGAGCGGCACCCAGCCGGTCTGCCAGTACTGGGCCAGCGCCGCGCCGTCGTTGTACACCTCGGCCTGGTTGCCGGTCTCCGGGTGGATGATCTTGATGAAGCCGGGGTCGGCCCCGGGCAGGAACTCCATGCCGCGCTCCTCAGGTAGAGGTGGTGACCTCGGCCGCGTTGACCGAGGTGTTCGCCGACACACCCCAGGTGACCAGCCCGGTCGCCGGGTCGGTGTAGGTGTTATCGACCAGCGGCATGATCGCGTCCGCGCCCGCCGCGACCGACAGCGTCCGGTTCGGGATCACCAGCCCGTCGAACGTCTTGGCCGCCGGCACCACGATCGTCACGGTGACCGGGGAGCCCGACCCGTTCTTGACGATCAGGGCGCAGTCCTGCCCCGCGACGGCCGTGTTGCCGGTGCCCGTCGCGGGCTGGGTGTAGGTGATCGGCCCGCCCGCGTGGGGGAACGCCTGCGCCGTGTATGCGGCCATGCCCGTCTCCTTGCATCAGTGACCGGTGAACCCGGTGATCTCCACGTCGAACCTGATGCGGCAGTACATGCCGCCGGTCGTCTCGTCCTGCCGCAGCGTCCACGACCCCATGTCGGCGCTGGCGACGACGCCGCCGAGCGTGCCGTTGTTCTGCACCACCGCGCCGCACGCGGAGAAGATCTCAAACGCCCGCGTGCGGGTGGCCGCCACATCCTCATCGCCGGCCTGGACCGCTATCGCACAGTGGATCTGGTACGCCTCCTGCTGCCCCGCGCCCAGGTCGGCCTTGGTCAGGGCCACATCGGTGGCGGTGTCATCCTCGGGGCCGATGTACCCGACCGTGATCACCTCGCGGGCCGCCGAGTCGCCGAGCTGCGGGCCGTCGCGGACCTCGCCGTTCAGTGGGATCACGCTGAACCGGGTGACCAGCGCGGTCATCGCCAGCGGCACCGTCGATGACCAGCTCACGACGACGGCACCATGTCCTGCTCCAGCAGCTCCAGCACCCGCCGGGGCACGCTGAACGTCCAGCCGGACGTCGCGGTGTAGATCTCCTCACCGGCCAGCACCGTCGGCGGCTGCCCGCCGCGCTGGGTCTCCCACAGGTGCCGCACCTGCTCCTTCGCCGCGTGCACCCACCGCTCCGGGATCACCTGGCGGCCGGCGAGGTAGGTCACATCCCACGGCCCCCACCAAAAGTCGAACTGCGCCGGCTGGTACACGATCCCCGCCTCGCCGTCCACGCTCAGCACCGTCGAATCCCACTGCGGCCCACCGGACCAGATCGACTTGACCAGGCTCACCGAGATCACCGGCCGGTCAGGCAGCACGAGCTGCCAGCGGCCCTCGGCCACCCGGGCCGTGAACGACCGGGGCACGCAGATCCCGACCTTGGACTCCACCAGCTCGGTCGCGGCCATCATGAACGCGCCCAGCTCGTCGTAGTCGGTGTCCTTCGCCTTGTTCAGGTGGGCGTAGATCTCCGCCGTGGACACGACCGAGATGAACGACCGGCAGTTGATGAACTCCGGGCGCGGCGCGGTGCCGGGGCCCTGCGTCACCCACGCGAACTGGTACAGCCCCGGCGCGGGCAGCGTGTAGTCGTACAGGTAGAAGCCCGAGCCCGGCGGGCTGTTGACCGGCGTCACCCCCGCCACGGTCGTGCCGTCCGGCTTGGTGATCGTCAGCACGACCGATGACGCCGGGGTGGACCCGTCGCCGACCTTCAGCGTGGACTCATACACCTGCCCCGCGACCAGCATCACGGCCTCCCAGCCTGTTCCGAGGTGGCGGGGCTCGCCGCCCCGGCGGCGGCCGAGGTGAGCAGCAGCTCACCCTCCCGCGATGTGCCAGCGGGAGCCCCGCCGGCTTCGGACCCTCCCGCGAGCCCGGAGCCAGCGGCGCTCGCCACCAGCGGCCCACCGCCGGCCACGGCGGTACCGAACGAGGCCGGGATGACCGCGTGCACTGACGCCTGCGGCGCTTGCGCGGACCCGGCGGCGAGCTGCGCCGCGACGGTGATCCTCACCAGCGCCGGAAGCGCGGACGCGGACCCGGACGGCAGGCCCGCCAGGTGCCCGCCGCCGATCGCCGTGGCCGACGCGGACCCGGACGCCAGCCCGGCGGGGACCGTGACCGCCGCGACCGTGGTGGCCACAAGCGCCTGCCCGGACGCCGCTGGGGCCGGTGCGCGGACGGCGCTGGACGGGGCCTGCGCCGACGCCTGGCCGGACGCCAGCCCGGCCGTGACGAACACGCCACCGCCCGCCGACACCGCCAGCGCCGACCCCGTCCCGGACGCCAGCCCGGCAGCGGCTGTCTCCGCCGGCGTCGCCGCGCCCGCCGAGCCGGTCCCGGACGCGAGCCCCGGCGTCACCGCAGCGGCTGGCACCGCCGCTGGCGCACCTGCCTGCCCCGCCGCTGCCGCCGCCGTGGTGGTCAGCGCCGTGGACGGCTGCCGCGCCTGCCCGGCCCCGGCCGCCAGGCCCGCCGCCGGGGCCGAAGCGCCGAGCCCGGTTGCCGCTGGGGCCGCACCGGCACCGGCCGCGACGGCCGCCGTGGTGGTCACCTGCGTGGACGGCGACGGGGCCAGCGCCGACCCGGACGCCAGGCCCGCGTTCGCGTTCGTCGTGCCGGTCGTCGTCACCGACGCCTGCGGCGCGGACGCCTGCCCGCTGGCCAGGCCCGCCAGCGCGTACGTGAAGGTGGTGGCCTGGGCCGAGCCCGTGCCAGACGCCAGGCCCGCCGGGACCGTCTCCGCTGTGGACGGCTGCCGCGACGCCGCCAGGCCCGTGGCCGCAGCCGGGACCGCGCCCACTGCCGGGAGCGGCTGGCGGGCCGCCGCCAGGCCCGTGGGGAGCCCAGCCGGGACCGTCTCCGCCGCGACCGGCGCTGGTGCGCTCGCCTGCCCGGCCGCTGCCGTGGCGTTCGCCGCCTCCGCGACGGTAGGAGCCTGCGCCGACCCGGCACCTGAGGCCAGGCCGGCGTTGACGTTCGTCCCCGCCGAGGTGGAGACCGTTGGCTGCGGGGCCGCTGCTGTGCCGGTGGCCGCTGCCGCGTTCGCGGTGACCGCCGACACCGGGGCCGGGGCTGAGGCAGCACCGGACGCCAGGCCCGCGCTGGCCGTCTCCGCCTCGGCCGTGGCCTGCGCCGTGGCCGTGCCCGACGCCAGGCCCGCGTTCACGGTGGCGGCCGGGACCGGCTGCCGGGCCTGCGCCGTGCCGGTGGCCGCCGTGGCCGCGACGGTGAGAGCTGCCGTCGGCGCGGAGGCCGATGCGGCACCGGACGCCAGGCCGGCGTTCGCTGTGACCGCCGGGACCGGCTGCGGCGCGGAGGCAGCGCCGCTCGCCAGGCCCGCGTTCACCGTGACCGCGATGACCGGCTGCGGCGCGGAAGCGAGACCGGAAGCTACTGCCGCGTTCCCCGTCCCGGCCTGCGCCTGGGACGGCAGGACCGGCACACCCGGAGCGCGGCGGACAGTCGCCGAGGAGTACGGCACGGGCGGCCTCCCCGGTTAGACGCTCGGCTCAGCCCAGTAGATCGTCGGGATGACGTTCACCCCGGCCGGCGCGGTGCAGCGGATGCGGGCGAACCGCGACACCGGCACCCGGGGCCGCACCCCTTCCGGCCAGAACACGCCGTAGCCGGCCTGCGGGTGGACGTGCTGCTGGTCGAACACCCGGATCGCGGTGATCGTGCCCTCCACGCTCGCGTTGTAGCCGGTCGCGGCCGTGCCGCTGACACACAGCGACGCGGGCTGCTGGTCGTGGCCGTAGGTCTCCGGGGTCAGCGCCGTCACCGTCGCCGCGACATCGACGGCGGCGAGCTGGCAGATCACCGGCACCGCCGTGCCGGACGCGCCGTCGAAGCTGATGCTCCAGCCGAGCAGCAGAATGTCGGTGGTCGATGGCGTCGCCACCTGAAGGACCGTCTTGGTCGTGGCCCCGACCAGCGCCACCACGGTCGGCGCGAACGGCGCTGTGGTGGCGTGCGGGGTGGCCAGGTACTCGCTCACACCGGTATCCCGTCCACCAGCAGGTACGCCGAGTCATTGTTGAGGTTGGCGGGCAGCGTGACCACCGCCCCAGCGGCCTGCGCCGGGGCAGCCGCCCCGGCCCCGGTGCAGCCCATCACGATCGCCTTGGTGACCGCGCGGAAGTAATTGAACGCGGCCATGTCGATCGTGTCCCCGGTGGTCACCCCGTACAGGCCGAACAGCGACCACTGGCGCGGCCCGGTGTCGGTGAACACCCGCCGGCACTGATCTTGGGTCAGGGCAGCCATGTCATCTCCCGTAGGTGGCGCGGGCGTCGCGGGTGGTGAGCCGGCTGGACACGGCCGGCCAGCGGCGCTTGATCTGCTGCGGCAGCAGCGACGCCGCCACCAGCGGGCCAGGCTGCGACACGTCGGAGTAGGCCAGGTCGCTCGCCCGCTCGCTAAAAGCCGTGGTCTGGGTGACCGAGCCGAACGCGCCCCAGCGGAGGTTGCCGACCTGGCCGGTGATGTTGGACGAGGCCGTTGGGGTAGCCGTCCCGTTGGTATCGGGCGTCGTGCCCTCCAGGTTCGCCCCGGAGTAGAACCGGCAGGTCGCGGTGCCCGACGTGCCTGATATCCCCGTTAGCTCGAACTCGATCCGCACCCACTGGTTGAGCGGGATCGTCGCCACGGTCGAGGTGATCGCCGCGCCGCCCGTGTCGCCCATCCGCAGCACGCCCGAGGTGATGGCCGAGCAGGCGGAGCACAAAGTGCCGGTCGTCCCGCCGAACGCGGCCAGCCGGGTGTTCACCGAGGGAAACGCCGTCAGGTAGATGTAGCAGCGGCCGTAGGCGTTATTCGTGGCCGGGACGACGGCGTTGGTCCACTCCTCATAGGCGGTGGCCGCGACGGTCGGGAAGGTCCGCAGGAGCGAGGTGGCGTTCCCGTGGATGGTCTGCCCGTTGTCCCAGTTATGCACGGTGCCGGTGCCGGACTGGCCGACGTTCACGAACTGGTTGCCGCCCGAGGCATTGGCGTTCGTCACGGCCGAGCCGTTCGGCCCGGCGCACGGCTGCACCAGGAGCGTCACCGCGCGGCCCGCTCAGTTGGTGATGCGGAAAACGCCGTTGACATCCCAGACGATCGTGAACGTCCCGCCCGTGACCCCCTGGGAGCCGCCGAAGTAGTTGAAGCACATCCCCTGGGCGGCCACCGTCCCGGCGGTGATCGTGTTGTCGTGGACCAGGGCACCGTACGCGTTGGCCAGCGTCACGTTCCCCGCGCCGGCGGTGTCGGCCGCGTCGAACGCCACCGAGCTGGCCGTGGTCTGCGACCCGGCGGTCAGCGCGGAGAACGTCTTGGTGCCCAGCGCCCGCCCCGGGCTGGTCCAGTTCGTCGCGTCGGTCACCTGGTTGCCCGTGACCCAGGTGCCGGTGTTGAATCCGGTGCTGCCCACCGCCGCGCTCGCGTCGGGGGAGACCGAGTTATTGAACAGCGCCGCCCGCACGTCGTCGGCGGACAGGTTGGCGTAGGTCGTCGGCGCGGCCGTGGACCAGACCCGGCCCATGATCGGGTTGATCAGCGCCTGGGTGAAGATCCGGCTGGTCGGTGAGCTATCGGTCCACGGCATCGTCGGTCTCCTCAGCCGGCTCGGGCTCGGGCTCCTCAGGTCCAGCACCGGCCGCGCCAGTCGCGGCCTCGGCCTGGACGTACACCGCAGGCGGCTCGGGTTCGGTCATGCCCGCTGCCCCCCGAGCCGCGCCACCGCGCACTCGGCGAACACGGCCGCGTCGTTCGACCCGTCCGCCCGCTCAGTCACCACGGCCATGTAGGGGCGGCCGTCGTCCCCGGTGCGCTGGATCGCGCCGTTCAGGTAGTCGCCGCGCTCCACCGCGAACACCTTGCAGTCCGAGCCGGCGAGGACCAGCGGCGCGGTCAGGCCGTGCAGGCGCGGGCACGGGTGCATCCGCGCCGCGTTCGGCGGCAGCGGCGGTTTCACCCGTTCACTGAGACCGCAGTTGGGGCAGACGTAGTCCTGCCACGCGTCCAGCAGGAACGCGGTCACGGCCGGTGCCCCGCCCGGCCCCGTGCGCTGGAATGGTCGGCCGGCTTGTCCCGCTCCACCGTGGACTCAGCCGCCGGTTCGTCCTTGACCCGCGTTTCGGCCTGGACGGGCTCCTCGTCATCCTCCTCAGCCTCGGCCGCCGCCTTGGCTGCCTTGGCCTCCTTGGCGAGCTGCGCCCGTGGCTTCGCCGGGGCAAGGCCCCCGGCGTGCGGGTCCGCGCCCGGGGAGTACTCGGGCTGGGAGAACGCGCTCGGCGCGTCCACGCCCGGCTGTGCGGACAGCGCCGGGTTCGGCCCGTGCTCCAGGCTGGGCTCGGTCATGACTCCTCCTCGGTACGGTGATGCGATGCGACTGCTCAGGAGACGGCGGCAGCCCACGAAGAAGGACCGGCCGCCGCCGTACGAGGTCCCCGGGACCGGCGTCAAGGACCTGGCCCAGATGATCTTCGCGGTCTACTACGCGGTGCCGCCGCCGCTGCGGCGCGACGCGCTATGGGTAATGGACCCGTTCTGGCTGAACCACTGCCGCGCCTACTCGGGCACCACCGGGCAGGCCCCGCCCCTGCCCGCCGAGACGCCGCTCCTGCTGGACAAGCCGGTGCTGGTCATCGAGAACGGCGGGTGGCCTCATCTGGAGCCAGCCGTGCGAAGTCATCCGCATCCGACACCTCGATGACGCCCCACCCGTAGCCGCCCGCCGGGTTGTGGATCTCCCCCGTGCTGTACGCCTTGGCGATCTCGGGCCAGACCTGCCACACCTCGGCCCGTGGGTCCGGCGTGTAGCTGATGTCATGCAGCAGGATCAGCCCACCCGGGCGGACCAGCGGCCCATACATCGCCAGGTCCTGCCGGACGCCCCACACGGTGTGGTCGCCGTCCAGCACCAGCACATCCACCGGGTCCAGCAGGTCGGTGGGGTCGTAGCCGTGGCCGAGCTGCCCGGCCAGCCACGCCGTCGCCGTCCGCTCGTGCGAGTCGCCGATGTGCACCACCGCGCCGTGCGTCTCCAGCGGCAGCCCCGACCCGCCGGACTCGTAGCTGTTGTCCTTGGTCGTGATCCCGTACACCCGCTCGCACACCTGCCGCCACGCGTACAGCGTGCCGCCACGGTCACAGCCGATCTCCAGGATCACCTGCGGCTCACAGCCCTGAACCATCTCCAGGGCCAGCCGCAGCTCCTCCGCGTCCTGCGACGCGCCGAGCCGCAGCGCCTCCTCCACCACGGGGCTGTGCTCACCCGAGCCGCCCCACCACGCGGTGGGCGGGTCAGTCATCAGCGGGCCTCGCGATCACATACGGCGCGGTGCGGTCGCCGGGCAAGTGCGCGGTGAACGTCTCCGCGTCATAGCCCAGCTTGGCCAGCAGCTCCACCAGCTCAGTATGGGCGTAGTAGCCGTAGATCGAGTGGTCCTCGATGAACAGCACCGGCCGCAGCCGCGCCAGGCTCTGCCGCATCCCCCACAGCGCGTGCAGGTCCGCGCCCTCCACATCCAGCTTGACCAGGTCGATCCGCTCCTCGTCCTCCAGGACCGCGTCCAGCGGCAGCGCCTCCACCGCGACGCCCCCCGGGACCTCGTCGGGCTCCAGCACCCGCGTGGACCCGCCGGTCACCTGCCGGTTCGGGTCCGACAGCACCAGCCGCCCTGGCACGTCCCACGCCGCGACCTCGATCACGTCCACGTTGGTGATCTCGTTCAGCGCGATGTGGTACCGCAGCACCGCCGCCGTGTCCGGGTTCGCCTCCACCGCGATCACCCGCGACGCCCTGGCCGCCAGCCGCAGCGCCCACCGGCCCACATGAGCGCCGGCGTCCAGCAGCACCCCACCCTCAGGCAGGAGGCTGAACAGCACCGGGGACAGCGCGTCCTCATGCGCCACCGAGATCCAGTCGTCGGTGTGCCCGCCCCGCGCCAGCCACCGCAGCCCGTCGGCCTCGGCGGTCGGCAGCGGCACCGCGCCGTTCCGCGACGGCGGCCGGACCCGCACCGCGCCCACGAGCTGTTCCAGCATCTCCAGCGCCGGCTTCCAGTACTGGGTGAACACCAGGTCCGCGTCGTAGCCCTCAGCGAAGTTTCGCGCCTTCTCCCGCAGTTTCGCCGACCCCCGCGCCGCGTGCGCCTTCTCCATGCACGCGGTCAGCGACTTCACCAGCGGCGCGTGCCACCACGCCTGGTCGCGGGGCTGCCAGTACGGCTGGCACGCCACCTTCCACCCCGCGCCGCACAGCTCCGCCTGCGCCGAGTTGTCCCCGACGATCACCGGGGTACCGCACGCCTGCGCCTCCACCGCCGGGATGCCGAACCCCTCACCCCAGGACGGGTTGACGAACACGTCGGCGCAGCCCATCAGCCGCCGCAGGTAGTCCGCGCCGAACAGCCCGGTCACCTGCTTGTAGTCGTCGGAGAAGATCACCGACCCGCCGATGCCGAGGTCGGCGATCAGCGGGCGCATGTCCAGCCCCCACCCCTCGGGCGTGGCGATCAGCGAATGGACCAGCAGCACCGCCTCCGGGTGGCGCTTGCGGAACTGGGCGAACGACCACATCAGCTCGCCCCAGCCCTTGCGCGGCGGGTCGGTGCCCTTGTTCGCGCCGACCGCCGCCAGCACGAACGCGCCCTCGGGCACCCCGGCGGCGTGCCGGGCGGCCGACCGCTCCTCCTCGGTCAGCGGCCGGTACGCGGCGGTGTCCACGCCGTGCGGGATGTACAGCGGCTCCAGCCCGGCGCGGCGCATCATCGCCTCGCCGAACCGGGAGAACGCCATCGGCACCGCGCCGGACAGCGCGTAGAACAGCTTGTCCCCCGCGCTCATCCCCACCGAGTGCACCGGGGTCCACGCGGCTGTCGCGAACTGGCGCACCGGCTCCGCGCCGACCGCCCACCCGTCGTAGTGCACCAGCAGCAGCCCCGGGTCGGGGCCGAAGAACCGGGCCGCGTGCTCGGTCACGATGTCCGAGCTGTACGACGTCAGCCCGGCCGGCAGCAGCGGGATGCCCTCCCACTCGGACGGGAACCCGCTGATGCCGGTCATGCAACTGATCGCCACCTGGTGGCCGGCCTTGGCCAGCCGTGGCGCGAGCAGCGCGGTCTGCACCCCGTACCCCGTCCAGGACATGGGCGCGGGTGCGTTGGAATGGATCAGGATCTTGATCGTGGACTCCCTGGGCCGGGGGCACCGGGGTGCCCATCAGGTAGCTCGGTCAGCACTCGTAGTTCGCGTCGCTGGACACTTGCTCGGTGCCCAGCGGGTACTCATCGCCGAACCAGCCCGGCGGCGGGGCCTCGCCCATCGGGGCCGGGTAGTCCGGGTACGGCGAATCGTGCGGCCCGGCGTCCGCCACCTGGCGGCCGTGCGCCGACCGCGCATTCCAGTCGGCGTGTGCGGCGTCCATCAGGCCGGCCACATGGTGGGTGGCCTCGGTGCCGGGCAGGTCCGGGGGCGGGGTGCTCGGCTGAACGGGTCCAGCGGTCATGGCGTACTCCCTTGGCGATAGCGTGGCCGGGCCGTGGCCAGGGGGCCCGCCCCTCCTGGCCACGGCCCGCGATAGGTCAGGCGGTGCCGCCGGACGCCCAGCGGAACGCGTTGTCCGCCGCACGGCCCGAGCCGACCCGCCAGTAGTAGAACCAGCCCTGGTTCCCCGTCGGCATGTTCGCCGTGGACGCGCTCTTGATCATCGGGTCGAACAGCATCGTGCTGCCCACGCGGTCCACGATGTAGAACTTGCTGAAGTCGCCGAACACCCCCGACGCCGCGACCAGCGCCGTGCCGGTGCCCGGGGTCTGGGTCAGCGACGGCGACTCCCGCAGCGGCTTGTCCAGCAGGGTCAGCGGCTGCCCGTCACGCAGGTTGGTGATGAACGCGCCGCCGCCGTACAGGTCGATCTGCCGGATGCGGTTGATGTTGGTAATGTTCATGACCCACGCCACCGACCCGGACAGCCGGAACCGGGGGCCGAGCGCCGAGTTCAGCGCGTACACGTCGCCCATGCCGCCGCCGTTCGCGCCACCCGAGGTGCCGACGAACGCCGCCACGCCCGAGCCGCCCGCCAGGACCCGCTGGGCGGTGCCGAGGCCGGTCAGGACACCCGACGGCTGGCCGGCGTTGCCGGTGCCGCCCGTGCCCCTCGCGAAAGCGGTTTCCTCCAAGATGTCCTTGCTGTCGGCCAGGAGCCGGGGGAGCTGGTCGGCGAAGTTGGTGTCCGCGTTGGACTCGAACGACGCGATGACCCAGGCCGCCGCCTTCTTGACGAAGATCTGGATCTGCGCCGTGGACGGCGTGTTGTCGGTGGCCTGGCCGCCTTCATCGAGCCAGCCCATCTGCACGCCCGCGCTGTTGACACCCTGCCAGGCGTTCGACGTGGTCGTCTTGACGTCCGCCAGCGCCCGGTACGGGTTGATCGACCCGTCCGAACTGAGTACCACAGTTGGATCGAGCACGTACGGAAGGAGGTACCCCCCCGAGGCCGTGCCCAGCGTGAGCGACCGCTGCGCCGCCCGCAGGCCCTCACCCTGCGGGTCGTTCAGGTACATGCGGAACGCTTCCACGTACTCGTCGTAGCCCGTCATCAGCATGTGCCGGGCGATCATCGGGTCCAGCGCCGCCTTCCGCGTCGCCTCCTGCGCCCGGTCGTCGGCCAGCAGGCCGCGCCGGTTGTGCATCTCGATGACGTTCAGCGACCGGGCCACCATGTCCGACCCGCGCACCAGCCCGTCCTTGACCTTGTCCAGCTCCGCGAACGGGTCCAGCCTGGTCATGAACTCGGGGGTCTGCCCGCCGCCCCACCGCTGCGCCTGCCGCACCGCGCCGCCGTTGTACGGGGCCTGCCCGTTGGCGTCGCCCGGCTCGCCCGCGAACGGGTCGTCCGCGCCGCGCTGAATCAGCTTGATCTTCTCCATCCGGGAGATGACCGGCTTCTTCAGCTCCTCGATCTTCTCGTACTCGTCAATGAGGGTGTCGCGGATGTCGCCGTCGCCCTCCTCGGTGGTCTGCGGGTCGGCGTCCATGTTGGCCAGCTCGTTGCGGATGGCCGACTGGCGGTCCAGCATCTCCTGGAGACGCATGGCTTACTGCTCCTCTCCTGCCCGTCCGGGCAGAGTGATCCCGGCCCGCTCCAGCGCCTCTTGCGTGCGCAGGCGGTACAGCCGGTTGCTGGTGGACCGGGACACGGTCTCCGCTTCGGGGGAGCCGCCGTGGCCGCCGTCATCGACGGGTGCCGCCGCGTCCTCGTACTCCTCCTGGGGACCGTCCAGGTCGCCAGGAAGCTGCATACGGACGCCGAGGACCTCAGCGCCCGAGTAGGCCGCGAACGGCGTCAGGCCGTACTCGCGGAGACCGAGCTGCATCCGGCGGACCCGGGTCATCTCCGGGTAGCGGTCGCCGGGGCCCCGCAGCATCGGGGTGGAGCGGATGATCCCGCCCGTGAACGACTGGGAACGCAGCGCCCCCATGTTGACCAGCTCCAGCAGCTCCTCACCCAGCGGGGTGTTCGCGTACTCGGTGCGGGTCAGCAGGCCCTTGCCCTCGGCGGAGATCCACCGGGGCAGCCCCGCCGGCAAGGAGAACCGCTCGGCCGGGGTGCCGTGCACGGTCATGCCGTGGTTGTACAGGCAGGTCGCGTTCCAGAACCCGCCGTTGCGGTCGGGGTGGATCGTGCGGATCACCTCGTGGAACGCGCCGCCGTCGATCGTCTCGACGTAGTGGCCCTCGTGGTCGCGGATCTCGGCGGGCACCTCGAACACCGCCGCGTACGCCTCCACCACCCGGCCGCTGCCGTATTCCTCACCGTCGGAGCGCGACAGGATGCGGCACTCCTCCAGCGGCCAGTACCGGAAGATCTCCGACCGTGCCATTGATGGACCGCCCTTCCGCTTCCGCGCCGCCGACGCGAGCGCGTGGAACCGTGCCTTGCCGTACTTCTGCCGGCCGATGTGCGCGGCCAGCGCCCCCGGGTCGCGGATGCCGCGCCCGGCGAGCTTCGCCTTCAGCGCCGCGAACCGGGCCCCGCTGCCGAGCTTGGCCGCCCGCTGCGCCGTACCACCCGCCAGCCAGCCGGCGAACTGCTCCGGGTCGGCCGCCGCCGCCGCGTCCAGGTCGTCCATCGTGAGCCCGGTCAGGTCCGGCAGATCCTCAAGATCGCCGTCCCAGCTCGCGTCCAGGCCGTCTGCGTCATGGGTGTCGGGCATCGTGGTGCTCCTTGTCGCCTTGGCTTCGGCCCGCCGCTTCTGCTCAAAGGCCAGGGCCGCCACAGCCTTGGCCTGCGTGTCCGGGTGGACCCGGTTGCCCTTGCCGTCGTGGCCGGCGGCGAAGTTCCGCAAGATCCCCCACGCGAGGCTGTACGCCTCGGGCTCGGGGTGGCCGGATTCGATCAGGTCGTTCACGATGTGCTGGAAGTACGGCGCGTGGCCCTTGCCCTTCAGGTGGTACAGGCCAGGGCCGCCCGGCTTCCCGCGCGGCTCCGGGGTGATCGTCCCGAGCGCCCGCTCCACTATCTGGACGGCCCGCCGCGTGTAGTCGCTGAACGCGCCGCCACCGAGCGGGCCCGCACCGACCGGCACCCGCGTCCGCTCCGGGGCCAGCTTCTTGTCCGCCGGGCGCACATGCGTCACCGGGATCGGCGGCCCGCCGCCCGCCGGGCGGACGTACCCCTTCCCGGCGTAGGTGCCGTGCACGTCCATGCCGTTCTCGTGCCGCCCGACGACCGGCTTGCCGTGCAGGTGGTTCGCCAGCCCGCGCCCGGTGACGATCCACTCGCCGCTGTGCGGGTCACGGGCCTCGTTCGGGTCGAACGCCCGCCTCGCGTAAGCGTCGAACCCGCCCTCCGGGTCAACCGGCCTGTCGATCATGACGCCCTTGGGCTGGCCCGCAGGCTTGGACACCCGGTACTTGCCGTAGCCGGCGGGGCTGAGCTTGTACTTGCCGAACCGGCCCTGGTGGACGGGGGACTCCCCCTGGTCCACCTTCTCCAGGTCGCCCAGCAGCGCGGGGCCGTCCGGCCTGACCCCCTGGTCGTGGTGGATGATCTTGGCCACCGACTTGAGCGAGTGGCCGGTGCCGATATGCACCCACTTGCCACCGGGATCGCGGGCCTCCTTCGGGTCGAACGCCCGCGCCGCGTACGTCCCGATCCCCGCCGGCACCGGCTGGCCCTTCAGCTTCCGCTGGTACTTGACGTTCAGCTCCGGGGGCGGCGACACCAGCCCCGGCTCAGTGACCGCGCCCTTCGGCACCGCCGCGAACGAGCGGCGGATCGCCTCGATCCGGTTCCGGTTCGTCCCCCCGGCGTAGATCCCGTCCAGGTACGCCGCGCCGTCCAGGTGCCGGTTCGCCGCCGGCATGTCGCGGCGGACCATCGCCCGGGCCGCGTTGCGGATGTCGGTCGCCGCGTCCTGCATCCCCGGCTGCCGGTCAACGTCATCGGCGGTCGCCATGATCGCCCGCACATGGCCGTCGCCGCCCGGCGGGCCCTCGAAGTTGAACGAGCTGCCGCCGACGTGCTCCCACCGGCCGTGGAACCCCCGGGCCTCCTTCGGGTTGAACGCCCGCTGCGCCCACGGCCGCAGGTGCTTGGCCGGGACCGACAGCAGCCCGCCGGTCCCGTCGCTGGCGACCAGGACGTCCCCGGGGATCTGGCTCTCCCGGATGATCACGCCCTCGGTGAGGGCGTGCGGGCCGCCGGTCACCTGAACATGCACACCCTCGGCCAGCTCGGTGGGGATGGCCGTCGCGGGGCTGTCCGGGCGCGGGGCGAGGCCGAGCGCGTCTAGCTGCTCAGCCACCCAGGGGTCACCCATGACGGTCTCCTCGTGAAGATGGCGTCGCGGACGGCGCGACGCCAGAACGGCCTCTAAGGGCCTGGGGTGGGAAACCCACCTAATGACACATGGTTATGCCCCAGGGCCCGCTACGGGGCCGTCAGGGGGCTCCTGGGGGGTCAGGAAGCCGGGCTGGGCTCCTCGGGCTCCTCGGCACCATCTGACCGGCTGGCCTCGTTCACGGTCACCTCCAGCGCCGCGTCAGGCGGCTGCGTGCCCCGCTGGGCCTTAGCCGCCTGCGTGCGCCACTGGCCCGGCCCCTGGAAGTGGACCTTCTGCCCCAAGTCATCAGCCATGATCATCCCAGCCTAAAGGTTCGGGTCCACGTACGGCGGCCAGTAGCCGTTACCGTCGGCGAAGTTGTACGCCCCGCCGATCGCGTGGCTATAGCTGCCGATCGTCTCCACGTCATGCATCGAGTCCACGACCAGCACCGGGTCGATGTCGATCCGGCCCGTCTCGTCGTCGTGGAACACGCCCAGATACCGCTGGCCCTTCTCCAGCTCGCCCCGGAACTGCTCCCGCGCCCGGTCCATCGCCGCCATGAACTCGGCCTCGGTCGCGCTCTCCGGGACGCTCGCGGTCTCCATGTCCCTCGGCTTGACCGTCAGCGCGTACCGGTTCGCGCCCTGCGGCAGCGGCGCACCCGTCTTGGCGTCGTAGGTCGCACCGCCCCAGGACTTCTGCACCTCGCCCCACGCGCCAGACTTGATCTTGTCCCAGTTGTCGTCCAGGCCCCTGATCGGCTGGCGCTGTGCGTTCAGCACCCCGATCTTGTTCAGGCCCTCCCGCGCCAGCGACTGGAACTCATCCGCGCTCACCGCCCGGGCCTCGTCGCGGGCCTCGGCCTTGGTGATCGGCGGCGCGACCGGGTGGCCCTTGCGCCACGCCGCTATCGCCGCGTCGTCCTGGCGGCCACGGCCGGACGACGGCACCGGGGCGTGGACCCGCACCTGCCCCTTGGTCTCGGGGATCTCGTTGTAGAACGGGTCCAGCGGGCCGGCCGGCTTGACCTTGCCCAGGTCGGCCGACACCGTCCCGTCGCCCGTGTCCGTCTTGATGTGCACCTGGCCGCGCTTGTGCCCGACCACCGTCCCGGTCGCCGTGTGCGTCCCGCCGCCTGTGACGATCTCGGTGGACACCCTGGTGCCCACCGGGAACGCCTTGGCCGCTTCCGCTTCCCGCTCCGCCCGCGACGGCCTCGCCGTGTCGAACTGCGGGACGATCGGCCCACCGAACCCCACCTTCGCGAACTCGCCCCCGCCCTTCCCCGACGGGACACGCGGGTGCTTACGCGGATTCCAGAACGCCCGCGTCAGAGCCCCGGCCGCCAGCTCCGCCTCGCCGGCCGCGACCAGCTCCTCCGCCGCCTGCCGCGCCTGGTCCTGGCCCACCCCGGTGATCGCGGCCACCAGCGTGGCCATCTTCGCCACTACCTGCTCACGCGCTGACGGGTCCACGGGTGTGCCTCCTGGACTGCGCATAGGCGTGGATACCGATGACCGCCTCGCCGCCGAGCAGCGGGCCCATCGCGACCCCGGCGATAGCCAGCGGCGGCAGCGCCGCCCCCGCCGTCGCGAGGATCAGCAGCCCGACCGCGACCAGCCCCAGCATCCGGGCCACCGTCTTGACCAGCTCCTTGCGGTGCTCCTCCGACTCGGTCTGCTTCGCCAGTGCGCCCAGCCGGGACTGCTCGGCCCGCAGCTCCGAGGTGACCGCCCGCATCTGCCGCGCCTGGTCCTCGCGCATCCGTTCCCGCTCGGCCTCGAACTCGCGGCGCATCTGGCCCACCTGGCTGGCCAGCTCACCCACCGACGGGACCGGTTCCCGCGCCGGCTCCCGCGCCGGCATGAACGGCACGGGCGGCCGTTGCCCGCCGCCCGGCTTGCGGGCGAACTCGCCGTGCGGGTCACGCGGGTGCAGCGCCTCCACCCACTCCTGAGCCGACCGCATCCCGGCGGCTGCCTCCATCGCCGCGATAGCGGGCTGATCAGGCAGGTGCCCCGCCGCCCAGTGCGCCCGCTCCCGGTGCGCGGCTATCGCCGCCAGCGCCGGCTTGAGATCCCGCCGCTCGGTCTTACCGCCGTAGTCGCCCCACTGCCGCGCCGTGTCGTAGAGCTTCCGCGTCTCCGCATACGCCCGGTCCAGCTTGCTCGCCGCGCCCGCGTAGTCGCCCGCCTCGAAGTCATCGGCCGCGCCGCTCAGCAGCCCCGGTGCCGGGGACCTAAGCTCGCTGCGCGGCTTCCCCTGGCCGTACGGCTGGTTCACCTGGTCGTTGAACGCCTTCGCGTCGGCGGAGATCCCCACCCAGTTGGCCTGCTTGCGCAGGTCGGCGGCGCGGGCCTTGTTGTCGGCTGCGTGCGCCTCTATCGGGTCTGGGCCAAGCGCCGACACCCACTGCCCACCACCGGCCGCGCCGTGCGGGCGGCGCTTCTCAAACGGGTTCCACCGCTCCAGCTCCTCCAGGCCGCCGAGGACACCTTCCTCGGGCAGCCAGCCGAGGCCCCGCGCCGCCTGCCGGATCGCACCCAGCAACTGCAACCCTCCCAGGTACTCCTTGTGCGAGAAGTGCTTGCCGAACGGGCTGCCCGGGCCGGACAGCGGCATCGTCGGCGCGAACGAATGCCCATGCGTCGCGCCCGCGATCAGCGGGGCCAGGTCCGCACCCAGCCCGTGCCGCTGCCGGCCGTGCCGGTGCTTGCGGATCTCGGTGTGGTGAGCGGCGATCTCCTGGTAGGTGCTGCGGGCCTTGTCACCGGGCACCGCCCGCGCGTGGCCCTCAGCCACGCCCATGTGCCAGTCGGCCGAGTCCAGCGCACCCGCCCGCAGCGCGTGAGCCGCCGCCCGCAGCTCTGCCGCCGACGCCCGGGCCTCAGGCCCGCGTGTGTCCTGCGCCTCGGCCAGATGATCCAGCGCGTCCGCCTTACGTGCCCACCGGCCGCCCTTACCGCGTGGGTGCTTCCCCGGGTCCCACTTCTTGCGGGACAGCGCCCCGGGCTCCAGTCCCGTCATCAGTCCCGCCTTCCGCCGGCAGCAGCCGGTTCACCACCCGCGCCACGTCCTGCACCTCGTGCAGGCTCCTGGTCGTCTCCGCCTGGGCCGCCAGGGCGTCCAGCCGGGCCATCCCCTGCGCCGCCCTGGCCGCCGGGTCCTGGTTGACCCAGCTCAGGACCTCGTAAGCCTTGCGGCCGTCCTCACTGCGCCACGGTGCGCTCATCACCACCCCCGGTACTTCTTTATCAGCGTCTCGTGATAGGGGTCCGACGGCGGCACCGCGCGGACGTACGCCCCCTCGAACGCCGACTGCGCCCCCTCAGACCGGAACGTGTCGCGGATATGCGCCAGCATCCCCGGCCGCCCCCACACGTCGGAATGCGGCAGCCGCAGCACCTGATCCGTCATCACGTCGATCTTGTGACCCGGGCCCTCCCGGTTCACCTCGTCGGCCAGCTCATGCACCCGCCGCCGCAGCGCCGCGCCCTTCTTCCCCTCGGCCTGCGCCACCAGCTCACACCACAGATACGCCTGCTTGGTCCACTCCGGGTACGCGTTGCCCGCGTCGCCGGCGAGGATCTTGTCCCGGTCGTCGCGGCGGCGGGCGTACTCGGCCAGGGTCAGCCGCTTCGAGTACGGCGTCTCGATCAGCGCCTGAAGATCATCACCCAGTGACACCGCGTCATCGGCCAGCGCCGCGTCGCCGCTGTGCTGAAGCTGGCCCAGCTCCTCCAGCGCACCGTCGGTGTCGCCGTACTCCAGGTCGTTCGCCGCCCGGGCCATCGCCTGTTCCAGCCGCTGAAGCTGCGCCATGTCATCCAGCGTCTGCCGCTGCCCGGACGTCAGGTCCATACCCGCCATGCCGAGGCCGGTCTGCACGTCGGTCATCCGGCCGCTGATCTTCGTCGCCTCCAGCGACAGCCGCTGCTGGAGCGCGGCCCGCTTGCGCTCCCACTGCGGGTTCTCCTTCGGCCGCCGCGCCATCACGTCCAGGATCTGGTCAGCTTCAGTGACCCAGTCCTTGCCCAGCGCCCGGTTCCGCCCTTCGGACAGCTTGAACTGCGCCAGGCTGACGTCGCCCTTCTTCCACGCGGCCAGCGACTCCTTCACCCACCCGTCGCCGGTCTGGGCGGACAGCTCCGTCAGCTTCCCGGTCACCCGCCGCTTCACCGCCGGGCCCGGCACGTTCCCCTTCCACCCGGCCGCCGGCGCGATCAGCGGCGTGCGCCGGCCGCCGACGCCGACCTTGGTGAACCAGCCGGGGGCGTGCTGGACAGTGCCCAGCTCGGTGAACCCTTCCTCGATCGCCTGCGCCCCCGCAGAGTCGGCGTAGGCCCTCATGTCCAGGTCGTAGGGCTCGATGCCCTGCGGGTCGGTCTGCACCGCCTTGGCCGTGCGCTTCCACGACCGGCCGTGCTCGGTGACCTTCCCGTCCGGCCCGTACGTCGATGACGAGGTGCCGGTCCACTCCAGGAACCCGCGCTTGACCAGCGAGTCGATGTCGGCCTGGGTGGCCCCGGTGCCTTCCATCGCCATCGACTGCGGCAGCTTCTCCCGGCCCAGCGTCTGCTGGATGTCATCGAGGTGGTGCCCCAGCGGGGTGCCGGTGCCGCTGGGCCCGGCGAGGTCCAGCCGGTGGAACGCGTCCAGGATCGCGTCGTCGCGCTGGGTGCGGCCCGACGCCAGCCGGCCCTGCTCCTGCTCCATCCGCTTGCCGTCGTGCAGCCCGTGGATCAGCTCGTGCAGCGGGATGTCCAGCCACCCCGTGTCGCTGATCTCCCCGCCGCCCTTGACCTTGTCCTGGATGTGCTGGGCCGTGTCGGTGGTCATCCGCATGTGCCCGTCCCAGGACATGTCGGCGGCCGTCGGCAGCCCGAAGTACCCGGTGCCCAGGTCCGGCTTCAGCTCCACCTGCCCGTCCCACATCTCCTGCCCGCCGCCGAACAGGTCGGGCACGGCGTCCGAGCCCTTGGCGACGTACGCCTGCGTCGCCTTCTCCAGCCTGGCGCTGGACCCGTAGTCCTTCTCCAGCCGGGCCGCCATCATCGTCAGGCGGGCCTCGCCCTTGTAGTCCTCCTGGTGGGTCCGGTACGACGCCGCCGCCCGCAGCTTCGCGATGGCGTCGTCATAGCGGGCCGCTCTCATGTCGCGGGCCGCCGAGCCGAGGGTGTCACCGATGACCGCCGCGTCGTCGGTGGCCCGGCCGGCGACGCCGTGGGTCAGGTCCCGTTCCAGGTCGATCTCATCGGCCATCTTCGGGAGCCAGTCGCCGGCTGGCCCCGCCTCATGCTGGGATTCGACCATCGCGGCGAACGTGCGGACGTCCTCCGCACGCAGCGCGTCGGCGCTGTGCTCCAGCGGCCCCGGGGCCGGCCTGGCCAGGATCTCCCGCGCCGCCGTGTTCAGGTTGTCGATCGCCCGCCGGTACCCGCCCTTGGCGTACGCCTCGTTCGCCTGCCTCAGCGCCTGGTACTCCGGGTCGTCCGGCTTGGCCGCCTGCGCCAGCTTCGCCAGCTCAGACATCGTCCAGTCATCCGGCTTGCCCCGGTGCGTCACCGGCTCACGGGTGATGATCCCGGGCGGCGGCTCGTGCTCCAGCCGGTCCTGGTACTGCTCCGGGGTCTCCCCCTCCTTCGGCGGGGCCCGGTCCACGATCTCCTGCGGGGTGAGCAGCCGCTCGCCCGGCTTCAGCAGGTCCCGGAAGGACTCGGCGGCGACAGCCGCCGCGCCCAGGTGCGTCACCGGCTTGCGCCCAGTGGACCCCATCGGCAGCTCATCATGCGGCACCTTCGCGAACTGGCCGCCGTGCTCACCGTGGCCGATGCGCGGGTGCTTGCGCGGGTCCCAGTGCCCCAGCCGGGCCAGCTCCGCCGCGACCGCGTCCGCGCCACGGGCCGCCTCGCCGAGCGACGCGCCGTCCACCGCGCCCCGCGCCACCTCAATCACCGCCCGCGCTATCGCCAGCGCCGTCGGGTAGTCGATCTCCGCCCTGGCCGCAGGCTGCGGTGGCGCACCGGCTCGCACCGGCCGGGCGCGGAACTCGTTGTCGTACTTGCCGCCCCGCTCGAACTCCACCGCGTGCGACACCCGGTCCAGCGGGATGCGCCGCCGCGTCCGCAGATACGGGTCCGCGCTGATCGTGAACCACTTGTCCTCGGGCCGCACGCTGATCTTCGCCAGCACACCCTTGCCCGTCGGCAGGTACGACACCGCGTCACGCGGGTCAGCCGCCGCGTTCGTCCCCTCCAGGTCCGAGATCGCGCCGCGCCGGTCGGACTCGATGTAGCCGCGCTGCTGCGCCTGCTCCCACTCGGCCTGCGTCATCCCCCGGTACACGTCGGCGATCGGCTCAGTGCCCGCGTCCTTCGGGTACAGCAGCGAGTTGTGCCCCGGCTGGGTCGGGTCGCCGTAGTCGGTGACCTTGAACAGCGGCGGGCCCTCGGTGCCCAGGCTCTCGTTCCCGTGCTCGGTGCTGGCCGGCTGGAGGACGCTGCGGGCGTGGCCCGCCTCCACCATGTAGCCCGAGCGGGGGTGCTTCACCCGGCGGGCCTCCAGGTCCTGCGGGCGGAACTCGGACTTCAGCAGCGCGTCCATGTCGTCGCCCATGCCCAGGTCCACCCACCGGCCGCCTGGCCGCACCTCATCCACCGCGTGAGTCATGCTCGCCGGCAGCGGCTTGCGCAGCCCGGTCACAGGAGCGGCGGGACTCTCCAGGTACTCCGCCGCCTGGTCGGCCGGGACGCGCACCGTGACAACAGCCGGCCGGTCACGAGGTGGCTGCCCCGGCGGCGAGGTGTACTCGGCAGCGTCGTGGGCGTACCGCTCCGCCGAGGCCCGGTCGGTGGTAAGCGTCGGGTGCTCGTAGCCGCTTTCGCGGCCGTAGCCCTTCGATGTCAGGCCGTTGGCCTTAGCGTCTTGCGCCTTGCCCAGTGTGGTGCCGTGGAACAGTTCCACCCACCGGCCGCCTGGGCCGCGCGGGTGCTGGGCCTCCACGTACGCCCTGCTCACGGCCGGGACTGTACCCCCAGCCCGCCTCGGCGGGACAGCCTCCGCGCTCATCCGCGCGTCCAGCACCGACAGGCCCAGCGCCTTGAACCGGGGGCTCGCCTCCACGATCGGCCACGCCGCCTCGTTCGCCGCCGCGAGCGACCCGTCGGCCTTGGCCGACCCCGGCGGGCCGAGGTCCAGCAGCCCGCCGCCCTTCGCCTTCCACTCCAGGTACTGGAGGATCAGCTCCGCGTCCCACTGGTCATCGGTCAGCTCATCGAGCTGGGCGGCGGTCAGCATCACGCCGCCCCTACCTCGCCGCGTGCCCGCAGCCGGCCCGCCGACCCGCGCTTGGTCCGGCCCTGCTGCGCCGACGGGTTCACGATCCCCAGCGCCTGCTGGCGGGCGATCCAGTACGCCGCCTGCGCCTGGTCCGGGGCGATGCCCAGCCGCTTCGCCGCGTCGCGGGTCGCGTCAGCGGCCAGCAGGTACCCCAGCGGCGACCCGCCGACCTTCTCCCGGCCGAGGTGCGCCGCCTGGTCGTGCGTCATGCCCAGGCCCTGCGCCATCGTGTCCATCATCCAGGTGTCCACCGTCACGTCGTCGGTCTGGCCCGGCCACATCATGTTGTTGAAGAACGACCGCTGCTTCAGCCCGCCGAGCGCGGTGTCCGGCGACTCGCCCAGGGCGATCCGCACCCCCTCGTCGCGGAACGTGCCCATCACCCCGCCGCCCGCCTCGGCGACCGGTTCCGCCGCCTCCCGCAGCCGTGGCACCGCGTCCAGGATCTCGTCGGTCACCCGCTGGTTGATGTCGTAGGACGCCCGGGGCGACGTCGCCGCCATCACCCCCGCCGCCTGCGCCGGGCTCACCCCGTACGCCTTCGCGCGGCGCTCCGCGTGCTTGCGCTCGTTCGGGTACCACGCCTTGCCCATCTCCAGCGCCCCCGGCTGGGTGGCGATCTCCCGCAAGATCGCGTCCCGCACCCGCTGCACCGACTCCCGGTACGGCGGCAGCCCCGGACGGCCGAGGCCGCCCGCGCGGAGCATCTGCGGCGCGGCCAGCTTCTTGTCCACCGCCGCCGCCAGCTTCTTGTCCGCGCCGGCGAACGTGTTGCGCCCGGTGTCGATCGCCTCGGCGGGCTGGCGCGGCGGGTGCTCCGCCAGCTCCCCCGCGATGTGCGCGAACTCGCCGCCGCCGTGGTGGCCGCGCGGCACGCGCGGGTGCTTCGCCTCATCGAACGCGGCGCGGGACGCCTGGGTCCGGCGCAGCCGGTCCACCGCCGCCGCGTCCCACTCGCCCATGTGCGACCAGGGGACGAACTTCGCGCCCGTCATGGCGTAGAACGGCTTGGCGTTCTCCACCGCGCCGTAGACCGCCATCTCCTTCGCGTCCGGGTACTGCCGGGCCAGGTCGGCGATCATCGCCGAGCCGATGCCCTGCCGCTTCGGCAGCACCCGCATGTTGTTGATCTCGATGTGGTGGCTCTGGGTCCGCAGCCGCTTCTGGTAGCGGTAGTCGATCCCCGCGTCGATCCGGCCCGCCTCGTCGCGGTGCACCAGCTTGTGGGTGCCGCGCACGTCGTACTGGAGGACACCCCGTAGCGGGCTGTCCGGCGGCAGCCCCTGGGCGTCCATCTCCGCGCCCAGGGCGGCCCGTGCCGCCGCCGTGCTCCGCAGGTGGGTCAGCGAATGCGCCCACCGGCCGCGTGGGTCGCGGGGGTGCTTCGCCTCATCGAACGGTGCCCGCACCATCAGCGGCACGACGTGCTCATCCCACGCCAGGCCGCGCATCACTGCTCCAGCGGGTACCACGGGCCGTACTCGGCGTTCTCGTCGTCGCCGCCGTGGCCATTCGCCTCGGCCCGCCGTGCCGGACGGCCAGCAGGAAGCGCCGGGGCCTTCTGCCCGGGCAGCGCGTTCGGCATGTTCGGCCGTCCCACACCGGGGAGCTGCTGCGGCCGTCCGCCCTGCGGCGGCCGTGGGCTGCCCGGCCCGGTCGCGGGACCGCCGGTCGGCGGCTGCCCCGGGCCGGCGAGCGGCTGCCCGCCCGCGCCCAGCTTCTCGGTCTCGGTGACCCGCCCGGCCATGCCTGGCGTCGGGGCGTTCGGGTCCGGCTTCAGCAGCGACACATCGCCCGCTGCCGCCGCCTGCACCGCGCTGGTCCGCTCGAACCCGGCCGCGACACCGGACGCCACGCCCTGCATCGTCACCAGGAACGCCTGGCTGCGTTCCAGCTCACCTTCCCGCAGCGCCGCGATTCCCGACACGTCATACCACAGCCGCACCGGCACCTGAGGGTTCGACGCCGGCCCGGGGATCAGGTGCGCCAGCGACGCGCACGCCATCCGCCACTGCGGGCGCATCAGCAGGTCCGCGAACTCGCGGATCGCCGTCTTGTAGTCACCTTGCTCGAACCCGCAGATGACCAGCATCCCCGGCCCGGCCGCCGCGCACACCCTCCTCTCGCCGGCCTTGGTCACCGCGTCATGCTGGAGCTGTTCCAGTGTGGAACCGGCGACGGTCATGTCCGCGCCCTCGTCCAGCACGATCACGTTCCCGGCGTTCTCCGGGCCGCCGTACCGGCCCTTGATCCGCTTCCGCAGCGAGTCGATCGTCCGGTTGCCCAGCTTCTGGCTGTACTTGATCACCAGCCCCGGGAACGCGCCGTTATCCAGGTGCCACGTCCGGTACTCGGTCAGCCGCGAATCGGAGTGCACCTCCGCCAGGATCGGCGTCAGCCAGCTCATCCCCCGCCAGCGGGCCTTCGGGTCCGGGAACGGGCTAAAGTGCGCGACCTCGTCGGTGGTAAAGATCTGCTGCCGGGTGCCCTGCCCGCCGCTGATGTCCTCGGCGTAGCCGATCGGCCGCCGCCAGGTGCGGCCCATGTCGTCCACCCGCTCCTGGCTGATGATCGTCACCGCCTCGGGCCGCATCTGCACCAGCTCCGCCGGCCCGCCGTCGGCGGGGACCGCCTTGCGGAAGTAGGCGTTGCCGAGCGACCCGTCAAGCTGCATCCGCGACAGCAGCTCCCCGGTGTCGGTGTTCGGCCACGGGTGCTCCAGCAGCGACAGCGACGTGTCGCCGAACGTGTGCATGTCGGTCAGCGCCTGGAACTGGAACCGCGCCTCGGAGAACAGCATCTGCCGCACCGCCATCGCGGCGAACACGATGCCGTTGGCCGCGTACGCGCCCCGCGCCTGCCGCACCAGGTACGCCGAGGAGCCCTCCCGGCCACGGCCGGTGCCGTCGATCGGGGCGTACTCGGCCCCGGTGTAGAAGTTCTCGTTGTAGCCGCCCGGGTAGGTGGCACGGCGGAGCCAGCGGTCAACTAGCCGCGTCATCGCGCCTCCCGGTCATTCCCGCAGTTGCTCGTCGGCCAGGACCTGCCCCACTGTCCGGGCCCCGCGCACCGGCAGCTCGGTGCCGTCCTCCTGGTTCAGGCCCAGCATGATCAGCCCAGCCGACTCGGTGATGATCACCAGCCCGGCTGCCCACCGGCCGATGAGCCAGCCGCCGCCGATCCCGCCGAGGCCCCCCAAGATGACCAGGAGGACGGCGCTCCGCACGGCCATCGCCCGCCGCAGCTTCCACCGCAGCTCGAACAACTGGCCGCGCCACACATGCATCTGCGCCCGCATCGCGACGAACGCCGCGCCCTGCGTCATAGCTCCTCCGGGTCCAGGCTCCCGCCCTGCGCCAGCTCCGCCGCCCGGCTGTCCCACCCCGGGTCCAGGCCCTCGGTGGTGATGTCCGCGCCGCGCTCGGCCCACGGCTCCCGCCACATGATGTCCTCGGGCACCGTGTCGGGCGGCCCCTCGCTCACAGTGTCCTCGCCGGGGTCAGCCCGTTCTGCTCCGCGCCGTCATACGCCCGCGACACCAGCTCCTCCACCCGGGCCGGCAGCACCGAGTAGTCCGCGCCCTTCAGCCGCGTGTCGATCCCGGCGTGGACGTTGTAGTGGCACGTCGGGCACAGCTTGATCATCGGCGAGGCGACCGGCTTGCCCGCCGCCCGCCACCACGACTCGGGGATGACGTGGTGATCTTGCAGCAGCGCCGTCACCTTGTGCGACCCGTACAGCTCGCACACCTGGAGCACCAGCGCCCCATCCGGCCCGTAGATGATCTTCACGGGGGCAGCCGCCCACGCGTGGCCCACCGCCGTCACCGACTCAGTCATCGCGCTCCTGCTCCCGCGCCAGCCACACCTTCGCCTGCGCCTCGATCTGGTACAGCCAGTCCAGGCCGTCCGCGTCGTCATGCACCAGCGTCCGCTGCGCCGCCTGCGCCGACGCCACGATGAACCCCAGCGCCGCCTCCCGCGACGCCCCGGCCCGCACCAGCACCGCCGCGCCGACCCGCGCCACCCTGGACGGCCTCGGCAGCGGCCGGCCGTCTACAGCGCCCAGGCCGACGGCTCGGCCTCCTCGTCGGGCGCTTCCTCCTCGTGCAGCCATCTTGCGTGCGTAACGGCTACCACGGGGGCGATCTCCACGCCGCTGATCTTCCGGCCCCATGCCTCACCAGCATCCCCGACCGGCCGCGTGCCCGCCCCCACCAGCGCCACGGTCAGGTCATCCTGCCCCCGGTGATGCAGGCTGTGCTCCTTCACGACCGCCTGGTAGAACCCGGAGAACGCCGTGCACACCTCGCCGGTCGTCATCTGCCGCACCGGCAGCCGCGCCTGCGTCAGCGGCTTGATCGCCGCCGCCTCGTGGCCGCCCTTGTCGATCGCGATCCCCGCGCATACCCGGCCGCGCCGCGCCGCCCTGGTGATGATCGCCTTCACCCGCGCCGTCACCTTCGCCGTGTCCAGGTAGTCGGCCAGCTCCACATGCCAGCCGCCGTCGCGCCGCCGGCCCGCCAGCCCGATCGCCGCCCGCTGCTTGTCCGAGGTGTACACCACCGACAGCGTGAACGACCCGCGCGGCTCGCTGCCCTCATCCAGCGCCGCCGCCCACGACACCAGCGGGATCACCACCGCCTGGCCGATCGGCTTGTCATGCCAGCCCATCCGTTCCCGGCCGTACTCGTGCGGGTCCAGGTTCCGCCGCTCCGAGGTCAGGATGAAGTCCATCGAGATCCGCCGGCCCACCGCCGGGTTCGCCATCTGCACGTAGTCCGGCTTGTCGAACCCGCAGCCCGGCGTGTCCAGCGCGTGGCTGCACTCGGTGCCCTGGTCGCAGATCTCCGCCGCGTCCGGTGCGCACCACTCCACATACATCAGCCGGCGTTCCAGCCGCGCCGCCGCCGGGTTCACCGAAGCCGCCCGGCCCCGCTCGATCAGCGGGTGCAGCACCTCGCTGTCCTCGTGCGCCGCGCTGGAACCGTAGATCACCTGCGGGTCGCCGGTCATCGACCGCGCCGACAGCGTCGGCAGCAGCGACCCGATGTGGCTGTCCCGCAGCTTCCAGCCCTCGTCCAGGATGATCTTCTCGCCCGTCAGGCCACGGCCGCCGCCCGGCGTCCGCGTCTTGAACAGCATCCGCCCGCCGCCCCGGGTGATGATCTTCATGTCCCGCTTCTCGCGGTTCACCGTCCTGATCTGCCGCCGCAGGTACGGCGACGCCGCGATCAGCTCATCCAGGTCGCGGAACGCCTCCTCCACCGTGTCCCACTCGTGCGCCGTCCACACGATCGGGTCGATGTGCAGCAGGAACAGCCAGCCCAGCCCAGCCTGCTTCTCGATGCCCGTCTTGAGGTTCTGCCGGCACGCCAGCAGCACGATCGCGAACGCCGACGACTGCCGCCGCGCCACGTCCTGGGCGAAGATCCCGTTCAGGCACACCTGCTGCTCGGCGTCCGGGCCGTAGTCCGCCCGGTCGCACAGCTCCCCCACCTTCGGGCCGAGGGTGAAGTCGCCCGAGGGGATGTGGCTGAACCGGGGCTCAACCCGCGCCAGAGTGGATGGCACGCTGCTTCGCCACCTCGTCGCGGACGTCGCGCTGGAGCTGCTCCACCGGGTCGCCCGAATGCGACTCCGCCAGCGCCCGCTCCATCGCCAGCGCGTGCTCCCGCACCATCGCCGCCAGCGCCGACCCCGTCTCCGCGCCGCCCGCGTCGATCCGCAGCGCCAGGATCAGCGCCGCCTGCCCCGCCGAGGTCTCCAGCCGGGCCACGGCCGCCAGCTCACGTTCGGTGTACCTCGCCAGGCGTGACCTGACATCCACCGGCTTCCGCTTCGCCCGCCCCGGCTTCGGCGGCCCGTCCGCCGGCGTCGGCTCACCCAGCAGCCCCTGCCGCGACGCCCGCACGCTGCACGCCTTGTGGTGGTACTTCGCGTTCGGGCGCTTCGCCTCGAACACCTCGTCGCAGCCAGGCCCCTGGCATCTCATCCACACGCCCGGCTCCTCACCTGGCCGGCCGCGACGCCCAGCCCTTGTCGATCCACAGCGACACCCAGTCCGCCGGGGAGACCTCCCGCTCCTTCGGCGGGTTCTCCAGCTTCGCCTTCATGTACAGGAAATCCGCCAGCGATGAGCAGACCACATGCCCCGGCACGCCCGTCTTGGGCCACCGCAGCTCCCACACCTTGTCCAGGTCCTGGCCCAGCGCACCCCCGGCGTCCGCCGCGATGGCCTGCCAGTCGTACGCCGTGCCGATCAGCGCCACCGCCCCGTCGCAGACGATCTTGCGCTGCCTGTCGCTCTTAGGCTGGTCCGCGTTGCAGACCGTCATCTTCGACTCCATGTACGGCGTCGCGTCCCGCCAGCCGACGCCGCCCGGCCTGCCCTCCAGCACCCACAGCGTCCCCGACGCATCGACATGATGCACGATCGCGATGTGGTTGCTCAGGTTCGGCTGATCCCGCAGCGCCGCGCCCAGCCGGATCAGCCGGCCACCCCAGCCGCCGCCCTGGCTATGCGTCGCCAGCAGGTCGCCCGGCTTCACGTCCATAGGTCCCCCTGATGTAGCCCAGGCCCCACGCGATCTGTGCCGCCGGGTCCGCCTGCCGGAACCTGCGGGCGATCCGCCGCAGCCGCCAGCGCCTAATGAGGGTCGTACGGCCGCCCGTCACCCACGACAAACCACTCACCCGCCTCGTGCAGCTCCGCCTGGCACACCTGGTGCCACAGCCAGCGCACCCAGTCACCCTCAGTGTCGGGCATCAGGTACGGCAGCGGCACCACCGTGATCACCGGGCTGGTCACACCCGAGCCCCGCGCATCCTCCACCGGGGCCGAGGTGATCTTCAGGCACCACTCATACGGCGACCGCCACCCGTCCGGCCGGCCCATGAACGCCTCGTTCGGCCCCACCTCGAACCGCCAGCCCCGCTTATACCGGAACCGGGCCAGCACCAGGCACAGCCCCGCAGGCCCATACCCCGGATCACCCTGCACCGGGGGGAGCCCCGGCCCCGGCTGCTTCAGCACCTCATCCAGGAACGCCACACCCGCAGCCTAGACGCACGAGAGCCGCCTTGCGGTCACCCCGGCCTCTGCGCTGGCCCCAGGCTCCTACGGCGGCTCTCGCTCCCACAGGACAGTCGCTCATCGAAACAGAGCTGTCTTGCGCCAGCGAGCCTAACAGGCCCAGGTCACAGCCGGTGACGAGCATCCCCGCGAAAGTCACCGCCGCAACTTTGGC